TTATGCTGATTTGAGCGTCGGCAGGTGAAGAACGACGTTCGATCGCGGCACCTCGCGCGACTTGATGTAGGTCTCGGTCGTCGATGTGTCGGTGTGGGCACCGGCGACGCGCAGCTCCTCGATCGCGTAGCCGGCGTGCTTGGCATCGGTCATTGCCTTCGCGCGGATATCCTTGACGGTGTAGGGTTTACCCTTGATCGACACATCGAACTTCTCGACGCGCTCGATCGCACCGTCCCAAGCGTCGCGGCACGCCTGGTCGGTCTTCGGATTGCCCTTTTTGTCACGGATCACGTACTTCTGGCCGAACGCCGGGTCGAGCAGCTTCGCGCGCGCGAGCACTGCGTCGATGTCGGGTGTGATCGGCCAGTCGACCGCTTCGCCGCTCGAGTCTTCTGTCTTCGTCGGAACGAAATGGATCACGCCGGCCTCGCGGTCGATCTGATCCCAGCGCAGCAGCCGGATTTCTGTTGAGCGCTGGCAGGTCAGGTAGCACAGGTCGACAAAGCACTGCATCATGGCGCCGGTCGGGACCGTGCCGATGATCGTCCGCTCGTTCGGCTTCCCCTCGTTCTTCTTGTACCGATAGGTCATCAAGGCGGCGCGGATCGCGAGAAAATGGCGGTCGGGAATGTAGACGTCCCGGTCCTTCGGCTTTTTCACCTTGACCTCGCGGCAGGGGTTCACCTGCATCAGCTTCTTCTTCCGGATCACCCAGCTGAAAAACCGCGTCAGCCACGCCTTCATGGCGCGCTGCATGGGGAGCTTGTCGCCCCATTTCATCGTCAAAAAGTCCTCCACCGCGCCGGCGTCGATCCGCTCGACGTTCCAATCGCGCAGCGCCGAGATCACCGCATCACCGCGCCGAACCCACTCATCGCGATAGGTCTCCGCATACTGCTTCTTGTGGGTATCGACGTACTCGCCGACGAGCCGCGGAATATTGCCGATGCCGGTAGTCGGCTCGAACTTCCGCTTCTCCTCGGCGAGCCGCTCGTGCATGCGAATGTCGCCGTCGTCAACGCGGCACAGTCGCTTCCACTTCCCGTCGGGACGCACCCAGTAGAACGAGCCGTCGCGCATATAAACGCGACTCGGCAGCCCGTCCGGCCGTTTTCGGCGGCGTGCATTCATGGGTTGCCGTCCTAGTAGATCCGTGGCCGCTCGAACACGGCCTCGGCGCGCGCTTCGGTCGTCCGCAGGCCGAGCTTCGCCTCGGCGAGGAGGCGGAACGTTTCCCACGTCAGCGCAATGCTCCCATCGTCGCGCCGCGGCACGTCGACGCCGAACTGAGCCTTGAACCAGGCTGCCTGCGCGCTGTAGCGCTTCTTGCCGGTCGCCTGTTCGAGGTCCACGGCAGTCATCAGACCGGTGCTCATCGTTCGATTCTCCGAAATTCCACAATCAGAGTCGGGCGTTCTTTCATCACGCCTCCGGGAATTCGTCGTGCGTGCGGCCGTCGAGATGGCGGCCGGCGGTCTTCTTGCCGACGCGATACACGGTCGGCTCGTCGTCGTAGCTCAGGCCGTCATGCTCGCCAGGCGTCATCGTGCTGAACGACCATTCGTCGCCAAACCAGTCGGCGACACGCTCGGTGCGCGTCGGCGGCCCGCCGCAGTTTTCGCCCGGCGCCCATTCTCCCCATTGCTTGAACAGGAACGGGACGCCGGCAGCTGCGCATTGATCACGCAGATCACGCGCCCATTCGGGGTGCATCGGCCGCGCGTCGGCGCCGCTTTCGCCGCCGACGATCACCCAGTTGACCGCGTTCTCTGGCGATATATGGCCGCCACATTTGTGCGCGCGGAAGCCGCGCAGCACGTCGTCGCAGTAGGACCAATCGCTACCGGGTGAAGACCGCATGACGCGCGTCAGATCCACCGGCCCGAGAAGCGGCTCCATAGATAGAAAGCGCACGCGCGCCGGCACCGCGAGCAGCTTCGGTATGTCGCGGTCGGCTTCTTCCTGGTTGACGATCGTCGCGCCGAGCCAGATATTGTCGTGCAGTCGCGGTTTTTCGATGCGATCCAGATCGAATTGGTACTGAGCGGCTTCGCCGACCATCGACATGACGTTGCCGATCCGCTTCGTCAGCAGCAGCCAGTCGAGATTCGGCGTGCGCTCGATCAGCGTGAACAAGTCCGCGCGCCACGCCGGATCGACAGCGTTGTCGAACACGTCCGCTAGCGACGCGCAGAACACGCGCTGGCGCCGGCCATGCGCGGCGAAGAACTCTGCTTGCGCCGCTTCCCACGCAAGCGGCTTCCGCCAGTTCGCCAGCGACGTGCGGCGGCGCGGAGCACCAGGCCCCCAGTTCACCGCCGTGCCGCCGCCGAAGCGGGCGGCGCGCGTCTCGGCGTAGCAGTGATCACAGCCCGGGCCGACCTTCTGGCAGCCTTCCCACGGGTTGAACGTATGGTCGCACCATTCGATCTTGGTGTTCTCGCTCATCGAACGCTCCGCAGATAATCCTTCAGCTGCGCGACGTACTCATCGTGCGTCGGATGGTCGGATACGACCAGCGTGCAGTGGTGGCTGGTGTAGACGCCGCCGCCGATCGACCGCGCCGGCATTTCGCCGGCGGCGATCAGCGCGGCCATGTCGGTCAGTGCGTCTGCCAGGTTTTGGGGCGTATCTGCCTGGATGACCGCCTCGAACTGGACCGCGCGTTTCGGTGCTTCGCTCACGAGGTCACCTCGGCCGATTCGATCAGGTTGTCAGCGACCCATTTGCGCATGCGTGTCCAGCGCTGTTCGGGCGTCTCGAAAACGAATCCACCGTGCGCGTGATCCCAGTGATCGCCGTTTTCGTCGTTCTCGAAAACGATTTCCGCAGCAAGCGCGGGTGCGATATTGAAGGCGGCGGCGACTGAGTGCCGGTCTTCGGGGTCGATGCTCTTCAGATCGAGACCTCGTACGTTGCCGAGCACGCCGAGCGTGCAAAAATCGCCTGCCGTATCTTGCAGTTCTGCGGTGATCAAACGCTTTTCCGGCATCGCGTCGAGCGCGGCAGCCAGATCCCGGAGCAAGGCTTGGCCACGCTTCCCGCGAATCGCATTGCGCACCGTCGTGCGCCACAGTTCGACGTTCTCGCAATCATCGCTATATCCACTTCTGCTCATGACTGGGACTCCTTGAGGTTATCGGCCGGCGCCGCAGCTGCGCGAGCTGCGTGACGGTCTGCAATGAACTTCTTCAGCCACTCGACCGCGTCATCGGGCGAACCGAGGGAGCCGGTGACCTTGCGGCGCTTGTTCATCGCGCCGCACTGCTCGTAGGTGATCGGAACGGCACCGGCGGCAATGGCGGCGGCGCGCTTGCTGATCGCAATGTCGAAGTGCTCATCGCGCGTGCCGCGGTGCTGGATCCACTTCGGATTGACGTCGATCGCCCTGACCATGGCGAGCAGTTCGTCGGAAGTGTCCGCAATGAGGTGCGACATCTTGTAGACGCGGCCGCTTGCCGTTTTGAATTCGCCTATCGGATGGCGATACATGTCGTCGACATAGACAGTCATGCTCGTACCCATCCCGTCGACGTGGAACGGATCTTCCCCGCCTTGCGAAGAGCTTGCAGGCGCCGGTCGATGACGCGCCAGCCGACAACCTCGCCACGGGTGCGCGGCGTCGCTTCGTCTTGGGCAATCCGCTCGCTTTCGACTCGTACCGGGCCTGCATTGATGAAGACGAATTTCTTCGGCGTTTCGTCAATTGCTGCGAGGATCAGCGCATCGAGATTCTGATACTTGCTCATGGTGCATCCCCTTCAGTCGCAGCGGCGCGATCGAGGCGCTCGAGCTCGGCGAGGATCAGGCCGCCTGCCTTTACGAGGTTGCGGCGCTTCGTCGTCGGCTTCCACCATTTGCGCGACCAGTCGGCCGGCCATAGCTTGCTAAATAGCCCGAACACGTCGAACACAAACAGCTCGGCCAACAGGTAGCATGCGGCTGCGAAACCCATTTCTCCGTTGTCGTGCTCGTCGTCATGCTCGGGCGTCCATCCCTCGACTTCGACCTGCCGCCGACGCTCGGCAATGACGTCCCGTACCGCCTGCGTGTCATGCGCGACCCAAGCAGGCGGTTTTCCGAGCGGCGGCTTCCACTGCTCGGCGCCATCCACATACGTGTACCCCCTGGCTTCGAGGGTTCGTACAGCTGCGTTCCGTGCTCGGAGTGCTGCCTCGCGCGCTTCGTCGCGTGCCTTGCGCATCTTGAAGAAGCCGCACGGTTCGGCAGTGCCGTTCTCGACGTTTCGATCGTCTCCGCAATCGTTGAGGCAATCGCAATTCGGTTTTTTACTCATTGGTTTTCTCCTGCGCTAGCGCGCTCACGATCGGGACGAGGAAAAGCCATCCCATCTGGCGCGATCACGAAAATCGGCGGGTTGCCGAGCTCTTTCGAATCCCACCATGCATGCGCACCATCGCGATACGGATCGTCGTAATAGCGGCTTCCGTCCGAGGTCATGCACGGAGTTGCCGAGCTGCTGCGCAAACAGGGTTCCACCATCGGCACGACAAGTTCTTTCAGATTCGGAAGCCGTTCACCGTCTGGGCCTTCTTGCTCGGCACGGATGTCGTTCTGACCCAGGGGTAGCACGAGCTCGTAGTGGCATTCCCAGCCGTAGCCCGGCTCGTCGCTGGGCGTCCAGCGAAGCTGAAGGCGCGGGGCTGGGAGGTCGTCTTTGTGGGTCATGATGAGGCTCCGGTGCGGGCGGCGTCGATCTCGGGTGCCACGACTCGACTCGCCATGTACTTCGCATGCGCCTTCATCTGCAGGTCAAACACCTCGCGCAGCATTTCGGCGCTTTCCAGCGACATCGACTCGGGCCAGCGCAGGCTGACGTGGCCGCCTTCTGGCAGGTGCAGGCGCATCTCCTGATACCGGATGCCTCGGACCATTTCGAGGGCGGCTTCCAGTTCGGTGATGCGCTTCGCGTGCCGCGCGGCCTCCTGCTTGGCGTCGTGTGCGGACATGGCGCCGGTCAGTAGTTCGTCGATCGCCTCGGATGCGACGTGGTTGCCGCCTTCCTTCAGGTCTTCGGCAATCGCGCGGAAGCGTGCGTAGTCGACCATCACGCACCTCCTGCGCGGGCGGCGATCGTCAGCGCATGCGTCGTGCTCTGAATGCCGACACACGCGAAGAAGTGCGCTGCGTCTACGATGTCAGCATCGCGCACCGGCTTGCGCCCGAATTCAATGGCCGACAGCCCTGCGGGACCGCGGCCAAGGTGCTCCGCCATGTCCATCAGCGTCGTGCCGGAAGCGATCCGCAGCGCGCGGCACAGCATGCCGTAGGGCGTCAGCGGATTCGTGAGGCTCGGCTGTTCGTCCGTCACCTCGGCGCGCGGCTCCGGCAGTTTGAACATGCCTCGCTGGATCTTGATGGCGATGTCTAGCGCGTCAACGTGTTCGTTTGTCAGCGTCTGCGACCGGTCCGCCTCGATCACGGCAAGCGCGGCCGCAATCACGCTGGGCGATGCAGCCGGCTCCGGCGCCGGCTGCGGTGTCGAGATAAGAGCGTTGCGCAACTCGACGAGGAACGCGCGAGATACTTTCGCCATGCCGTTCTCGCTCGATTCGATGCTCGAATTGATGTAATTGGCAATCCAGTCGGGAAGCTTACCGGCCATGGTTGGCTCCTTGGAGAAGTGCGAGGATCTGAGCGTCGCGATCCGCAATATCGAATGCGTCAATTTTCAGTAACGTCGCGAGCCGGTGCCCGAATTCAGCGATGAAGCGATCCGTCAGCCAGACCCGAGCGTCTGCCTGCGAGGGCTGCGGGGCGGCGGCTATCATGGCTTGGTGCGCGGCGTCAAGCGCGTCGTCGCGATCCTTTCCATCTTTCTCGGCCGCGTTGAAAGCAAGGATCGCCTTCACGCGCATATCGTATGAGCGCTCGATCGGCACGAGCACGTAGCCGGCCGGGATCGTCACCGCTTCCGCCCCCGTCTCGTTGGCAGAGGAGGCGCGGACTGTCTCTCCGGCCAAGAGCGAATAGCGCCCGCTGCACTTCGGGCATGCGACGCTCATGACGTTCTCTTGGCCGCATCCGGGGCACTTATCCTCGGCCGGAGACGGGCCGGTATAGCCGCACGAGTAGCCGCACGCTGCATCGGTAGGGTGGCTGTCATTGATGCCGACGTGGCCGCATTCGTCGCATTGGCGGCACTCGACGTACGCCTCGAACGCCGCCCGCTCGTCCGCCGGCTTCGTGGCAGATGCGGCGCGGGCGATGAGTCGCTGAATCGCAGCGCATGCCTTTTCGATGCCGGTCCCGCTGCCATTATCCCAATCAGGCACCGCTCCCCAGAGGGTTCGACAGATGGCCACCCATGCATCGAGATAGGGAACATCTGGTCGGAACGACTCGGCCACGGCAGCGTCGATTTCGCGTTCCACGGCAGCATCCAGCGCTTCGGAAGCGGTCAGCGCAACCTGCTCGTCCGCTGGCGTGCTGGGAGATACGACTCGGGCAGGCATATCGCCATGAAGTACCAGAAAATCCTTGACCGCCTGCTGAACGATTGCAGGGTCGCGAGATTGTCCAGTGTGCACATGGCGAACCCGATACAGCAATCCAATCGCTTCGCGGAGAAGTGCCGCCCGCTCGTCGGCCGTCTCATTGGCAGACGCGGCGCGGGCGAAGACGGGAATCAGTGCGCGAGACGGCGGGTTGGCGGGATGCCACAGCCGCACATGGTTCTCCGGAACGTCTGCAAATTCGGGCGAGCCGAGCTTTTCGAGTTCATCGGCTTCGATGCAGCCGATTGCCCCCGTGTGAGCCCAACTGTCGATTCGTTTGAGTTGCGCAATCCGCTCGCGTGCAGTTTCAGAAATTTGCCGAGTGTGCCCTATGCCACCCGACTCATTAGCCGCCCGCTCGTCCGCCAGCGATGGTGCGGGTTGCTTGGGTCTGCACACAGAGCAGTCGTCGCTCGGCCTGACCCAGCAATTGCATTTTTCGCAAAGCGTTGCCTCGACATCGTCGATCGGCGCTGCTGCGGGTTGTGCCCTCTCGGCATGAGCGTAGACCAGAGGACGGGCCTCGTAACCATCTTTCTCGGTCAGGTGACCACGGTGCGTCCAGCGGGTGTAGTCGACAATCGCGTGACCTGTCTCCTTGTTGTAGAACTCGTAGGCAACTGGGTTGTCGCCAAGGTCCATTCCATGTTCACGGGCCGAAGCTAGCATCTTCTGCTTGTCAAATTTCGGCGCTGCTGCGGGCTGCGAAGAACGGTGCTCGATGAAGTCGATCACTTCGGCCAACAGCCGATACCGACACGTGGCATCGTGATATTGCGGCTCGGGCGTCTTGGTCAGGCAAGTGCAACTCGCGGTTTGAGCCATCATCAGGGCATGGACATGCTGCCCGGTCAGCGCATCAGCGCGGCTATTTTCGGTGGTCATGGTCATTCGCTCCAGTAGGACATTTCTTCCCAGGCGGCGTCAGTCGGGCTGAAGCCTTCGGCAGCGTATTGTTCGTGGCACGATACGGCGACATCCCACGCTTGGCGCAGTGGCATGCCTCCATGGCGACGTAAAGCGCGAGCGCAGCGCAACGTCCAGATGAATCGGCGGATGGTGGTCGTCATGGTGTTGGCCCTCAGGTGGTCAGGATGTCTCGCGCGGCGAGGATGAATTGCGTCGCCGCTTCGGCGTTGATCGCATTGCCGTAGGCGCGCAGTCGTCCCACTCGCGAGGGAGCCCCATCAACCAGCGGGAATGTGCCGGGTTCAACTGGCCGCCACTTTCCATCCCGGCAGAGCAGCCAGTCAGCATCTCGCCAGACGCCGTTAGTCGGGCCGGCCCGGTCGCTAACTGCGCTGCATCGTCCAGATTCCGTTTCCCCTGAGCGAAGCGCTTGAGCGCTGTTTGCGGCGTCGCGGTGCGGCCGTTCGGATCTCCGTCGCGGGCCTGTGGTGTCGGCCAGCCAGCAAGCTGCACCTGGTGATCGAGCGTCGTCACCGACTGCCCGCAGTTCAGTCCCGCCTTGCGAGCCAGTGCCTGTTCCGGTGTGCCGCCCGGTGCTGATGCATTCGGCGTGCCCCATCCGGCCAGCCATGCCACCCGACCGAGCAGCGCGTTCAGCGGCACGTTCGCGCATTCCGCGCCGTCCTTGTGATCGCGCGTGGTCGGCGTAGGCCGTCCAGTACGCCCGGTCTCGGATGTGCGGGGAGCCGACGCCCGCAGACGGGAACGGGACACACCCGAAGGGGTAGTCCAGCGCTTCCATGTCAGCGTGTACAAGGTCGATCCACGGGTCGACAGCAGGGCTCGCAACCTGCTCTCCAAAGATGACTGGAGGGCGGCACTCGCCGATGAGCCAGTACCACGCAGGCCAGAGGTGCCGCTCGTCATCAAACCCAGCTCCTTTGCCTGCCGCGGAGAAAGGTTGGCACGGACAGGAACCGGTCCAAACAGGTCGATCGTCGGGCCAGCCTGCGCGTCGAAGCGCGTGCGACCAGACGCCGATTCCGGCGAAGAAATGGCACTGGTCGTAGGCTCGCAGGTCATCAGGTCGGACATCCTCAATGCTCCGTTCGTCGACGTCGCCAGGAGCGATGTGCCCGGCGGCGATCAGGTTGCGCAGCCACTGCGCGGCGTATGGGTCGATCTCGTTGTAGTACGCGGCCATTGGTCAGTCGCCGCAGCCACAGTCGGCAAGATCTTCTTCGGTTTCGTCAGGCTGAAACAGGTTCATCTGCGCGCGGTGGAAATCAGCCTGGCGCAGCAGGTCGGCATAGGAGGGGCGGTCCTGTCGGAACCGCTGGCCGGTTTCGCGTTCCTGCCGAATCCACCATTCAGCTGCCTCTGGCCGCTTCATGAAGATGCGCACGATCTTGTGCTCAGCCTTCAGAAAGCACGCGTCGCAGTTGCCTTCGTCGCTGTTCGGATCGAGCTTCAGGTCGAACGGCATCGATTTCCAGAACTCGTTGACCATTGGCTTCGTCACGCCGGCATGGAACATCGGCATGTAATTGGTCCAGCGGTCAGAGCCGCGTTCGTTCGCCGCCATGCGCTTGTGATACCGACGTTCCTCGTCAGCCCGGACGCCGATGATCGCGTCCCACTCGTCGTACCCGCGATCGCGCATGAACCAGGACGCGGCCTTGATCTTCATGCGATCGGTGCACATGCGGTTTGCGGGGTTCGGCAGGATCGGCGGCTCGCCTTTCTCGGCCGCGCGGTACTGGCGGTAGTACTCGATCACGCGGTCGAAGGGTTCGCCGTTGCGCTCGGCGTGCTCGAAATCGGTGAGTCGCCATGACAGGCCCGAGCCATAGACGCCAGTGAATTCGGTCCAGTAGACGTGAACACCGAGATGCAGCCCAACGTCACGCACGAATTCGAGCGTCTCCGGACGTTCTTTCCCGGTGTTATGAAACGTCACGTACACCTCGTCGGGCAGCTTGCCGCCGTGAGCGTCGACCGTCTCCGCCAGCATGAACGCCGACGATCGGCCGCCGCTGAATCCAAACTGGCTCGGGCCATCGAGAAAGTAAGGGTTACGCGAAGTCATCGTCATCCTCAATTCGTTGTATCAACATCAGTGGTGGGTACTCCGCTCGCATATGGCAGCAGACAGTACGAACGAGGAGGAATTACCGAATGGATATGTCAGGAACGATGACCGACGGCTTGAAGACCACTTTGTAGTGGTAAGTGCTGGCCGGCGCGGCATCGAGTTGTTCGATGAAATACGTCACGTTATTGGACAGGCCGAGAAAATGCTTCTTGTAGGCGTTCGGGCCAGTCTTGCAGATGATCGCAAGCTTCGATTCCGTGCTTGAGTTGTCCTTCGAACACAGCCCCTCGATCGTGAGGATGTAATCGCCGGTGAAACCGTTGTAGAACACAATCCGGCGATTGATCTGGAAGTTGTCCGCTGCGTTCGACAGATTGTGCGACGCCACGTCTGCGTCGTTGGTACATGCGCCGAGCAATGACAGACATACCGCTGTGAAAACAAGAAGCAAGCGCGAAATGTTCATGATTCGTTTCGATCCTGAGTTCAGAAAGAAGGGTGCCGTACAGGCCACCCCCTGAAAGACGCCGCCCTCCGAGTTAAAAGGCGGCGCGGCTACTGACTGGTTGAATCCGTTATTGACCGCCCGGCCGCCATTCGGCGCCGCGGACAATGCGCCCGATCGGCTGGAGCACGAGCACCTCGGTTTCGCGATTGCCGCTCACGAGCGAGCGGCCGCGCTTCTGGGCCTTCTCGATGGTTGCGTGGCGCATGGGCTTCGCGTCTCGGCCAATGGTGACGAACATCGACCCGAGCGGCCGCACGTCACCGCTAAGCGCGTCGATGCGCTGCTCAAGATGAGCGTTGTTCGCCTTGATGAGCGCATTCAGATCTTTCAGCGACGAGAGTTCAGCGACCAGCGCGACATGCTCTTCGTCGCGGTCTTTCGCTGCGGCGGCACGTTCGCGTGCGGCTTCAATCGCAAGCGTCATCGTCGGGGGCAAGTCGAGGATTTCGAGCAGGGTGCGTACGCGTTCGGAAAGAGCAGCCATCGCGCTGTCTGCAACGTCTTCGACGATTTGCTCGCCGGGCGCGAGCGTGGGAATACTGACTGGCTGCGATTTGCCGACAGGCTCCGCGGTTGGGACGTCCGCGGCACCGCCAATGGTGGAATCGGAGGTTCCGTGTGCCGCCGGCTGAGCTTCGGCGGCCGAGAGCCAGTATGTGTATTCGTTGCCGCCGCCGGGCCGCTTCTCGCGCTCGACGAGTCCGTCCGCGTGCATTTTGTTCAACGCATGTGCGACGTCGAGCTGCGGCATACCGATGTTCAGCGAGATCTTCTTGGCGGTCGAATTGACGACGCTCGACAGGTACTTTTCGATCAGGTCACGCATGTTTCGCTCAGCCTTGATTGTCTGCGGCGACGGGTTCGGCGCCGTCGGGGCCGGCCGCAGCACCGGTCATTCCGAGGCGATTCTGGGAGAGCACGCGCGCGGCTTCGAGCATGATTTCGCTATCGCGCGCGTCGATCTGGAGGGCGGCACGGTTTCGCAGACGCTCGACGAGCTCGGCCGTGTTGCTCGGCGCGACGATATAGGCAAGAGCGAAGCGCCGCAGCGCCTCGAGCGAGCCGGTGGCACTTTGGTATTCCTCGCGCCCGATACGTGCGTCGAGGGTGACTGCGAGTCCAGCTCGGCGAGCGATGTCTGCGATTTCCATGACCGGCTCCTGATCAGTGCAGCGCGTGCGTCGTCGAGACTTCCGGCGCGACGATCGTTTCGATTTCTTCGGCCGTCGGAAGCCAGTTGATAACCGTGTCCGTGATCACGTCCATCACACGGCGTTGCCGTGCGATCTGACGTTCCTGCTCCGCGCGTAGCAGGCTCAGCGCCTTCTGCCAGCCCGGGTCGCTCGCCGGGTTGTCGAGCCAGACGGCCGACCACTGGCCGGCGCCGAAGCGCTCATCCATCTGGCGCTGCGTATCGGCGCGAGTTTGTGCGATCAGGAAGACGTCGCTACCAGGTGCATCGCACTCGCTGTCGACCTGCATTGCGAAGCGGGCGAAGGGGAGCGTCCAGTCATCGAAATAGGCGACGCCAATCACGACGCCGTCCTCCGAAAGTGCGACGATGGGATGGCTCGGGTCGGTGGGACGGCGGTCATTGAACACGTAGACGATCTTCATTTCGGGTACCTCAACTGTTTCGATTACCGCGCTTCGCGGCGCGGAGGTGAGCTCGCGCGACGCGGTACGCATCGCGCAGAGTCAGATTCCCCGCATGCAGATCGGCCATGACCTGCCACAGGGTCGGATGCGACGGTGCGGCGTCACCATGCTGCTCGAGCCGTTGCCCCACGATGCGGGTGAGTTCTGCGCTGTAACGCACGCGCGGTTTCGGGTAGCGATCCATGCAGATCTCGTCGGAGAGTCGGGCGATATGGAAAAGGCATACGGCGATGAGCAGCCCGAGAACGACGATCAGCGACAAAAGGGTCCGGTATTCCACGATCAGTCCTCGTCGCAGTCGTTCGCGGCGCGCCGCTTGATGTCGAAATCGCGATCGGCGTCAGATGCCGGACGAACGGGTCGCGCGACGCGCTTGATCGTCACATCGCGGACCTTCGGATTCGGGTTCAGCTGTGCGCGGACAGCGGCTTGAATCGCGGCGCGCAGAGCCGGGTTCGAAAGCGCCTTCTCCGGCGACCCGGCACCCAGCGTTGCGCACGCAGGGGCGAGCACGTCGTCAGGCAGGCGGGTCGGGGTCGGGCGCATGTCTAGCTCACATGCAGCGCGAAACCGCGCATTGGACTTCGTATTGCGCTGCCTGGTCCTGATACTGGAAGTAGCCCAGGATGAGGAAATAGGCGAAGCACACGCCGAGGACCGCGAACACGTTGCGGGAAATCTGAAATGCCTTGCGCGCCATACGACGCGCGCGCGAGTCGCGCTTCGTGCGCTTCCAGGTGATCAGGGATTCGGCGGTCGGTTGGTTCGTCGCGTTCATGTTCTATCCTCGGTGTGGTGTGATTGCCCGCAGGGCGGGAGCGGGTGGTCAGGCGGTAGCGAGGCTGAAGTGCTCGGCGATCTGGACTGCCTCCGCACGCCATTCGGCTTCAATCTCGAACATGCCGCGCTGGCGAGCCGTTTCAGCGTCGGCCATGCGCTTGTCGTGCCAGCGCTGGGCGGTTTCAGCGGTAACGCGCACGGTGCCGAATTGCAGTTCCATCGTCTTTCTCCTGTAGCGGGAACGGTTGTTCAGGCGTATTCGCGCGCGTCGGGGAATTTGGCGACAAGGCCCGCAGCGTAGCCATCGAGCCATGCTTGACGCAGCCGCGCGTCGTCGATGCCTTCCGTGCTGTCGGACAGTCCCGCATACCCCGCACGACGGCCAGCGTCATAGAACCGGCGGATGACGGCCGCGCCAAAGCCCTTGATCAGTTGCATCGTCGTTCCCCTTCGTGTTGCGTTGGTCAGAAGCTCAACATCTGCTTCGACTGCTGATGGAACGAAGTGTAGCAAAATGATTTGCGAAGTAAAGCAAAATGATTCGTGCCGGCCGCACCGGCAACCAAAAAGATTTCTATGGGCGGTGAAGGCCCAATAGCGATGAGGGGGTCGGGGGCGCGCGAGGGCGAAAAAAATCCCGCGGGCGCGGGACGGTGAACGTCAGTGGGATGAGGAGGGGGAGTGCGATGCGATGGCGCGGGCGGCCATCAGGAGGTGATACGACACTTCGTACAGCAACTTCTCGACGTCTGATGATTTCGCGTCGGTTTTCCCTCTGTCTTGCCGACCTGCACGAGCTCTGTACTCGCTGAGGTCGACGACTTGGCTATTTCTTCGGATTTCGCTCATTGTGGGGCCCCGTCAGATTCTCGTAGCGCGGTCCCAGGAGTTTGTCGACTTCTGCCAGCATTTGGGACTGCGCGGAGCCAGTTTGAAATTCAGTGAAAGCTGCAGAAAGTTGGAGTAAACCCGTATGCAAAATGAACGATTTCCGCGCGACCTCGCCAACTGAGTCCAGACGGACGACACACGAAATCAGGCTTTTTGCTTCGTCGCTCAGGGCGTTGTTTTGCCCGCTGATTGAGCGATGTACGTCGTCGGTTGAATGGTCGTGATCGAGCCATCCGACTTCCTTCCCATACGCATCCTCAATGTCCCGCGCCATCGCGTGGCCTATGCCCCGCTTGGGGTTCGGCCCGATCAGCTGGTTCGCCTGCTGCGGGGTCATATTCAATGCGCGCGCGAACTCGGCCGGCGCACCCTCTGCAAGTCCCCGGGCGTTCTCAAGGCGCATCTCTAGGCATGTCTTCATACCGGTAAGGCTAGCGAGATTGATCATTTTGATAAACATGCAAAAAGATTTGGATGTATGAATCGTTTTGATCTATAGTGCGGGCATCGACCACCGTAACCAGCCCGACCCCATGGATCTGAAAACCTATTTCCGCGTGACGAAGCCGGCCGAGCGCAAGGTGCTCGCTGAATCGGCCGGGACGAGCGTGGACTACCTGTACCTCTGCTCACGGGGGACCAGGAAGCCTGGGGCCGAGCTCTGCAAGGCGCTGGTCAAGCTCGAACCTCGCTTCACGCTTGCGGATCTGCGTCCGGATATCTGGGGCAACGGCATCGATGCGGCAGCGGCCAGCGACGATGTTCAGCCGCCGGCGGGGACGCCATCCGGTAACGAGAAGCTGGCGAAGATGGTGATCTGAATGACCGCCTTCGCAACGACGATTGATCCGCGCGTGACCACCCCGTAACGCGAGGCTTTGCCCGGCCAGTCGGTCGGGCCTTTTTATTCCAGATGTCGAGTTGATGCGATGGAACTGCGAAAGCTTCAAACCGTGATTGACGACCTGGTCGACGCGGTCGGCCGCTGGCCCGAGCTCGCGAGCGATGTCGCCGCATTCTTGTTCGACGAGTCGTTTGTGGTGCGTGACGGACTTTTCTCGATCCGTACCGCAGACGGCGCCGAAGTGAAGGTCGGCGACACGGTCCGTATGGAGATCGGCATCGCCATCTTTGCTGCGCCGGAGCTGGCGCAGTTTGCAGCTGCAGTAACCCAGGGAGTCGTTCCGGCTATGCCGCTCGTTGGCGGCGCGGGACGTCAATAACAGAAGGGCAGTTTTTCGCATTTTTTAGCAAGAAAGGTGATCGTCATGTCCAAACGTGCCGAGTACAAGAACGAAGTGAAAACAAGGCTGACCGACGAGGAGTACGACGCGATGCAGACGTTCAAGGCTCTGCACGGTATCGACTCCGACGCGGCTGCACTCGCACGCATCACGCGCCTGTTGCTGCTTGGCGTTGTTGGCACTTTGCCGGCACGGCTGGTCGGCGTCAGTGCCGACGTGGGACAGATCGGCCCGCGGGTGCGCGCATGAATGGCGATTCGGTCGAACAGCCGATCATCCTGCCGCTGGCTGAATCTGCGGATCTCGCGACGAAAGCAGCAGAGCAGGGCGTTTCCACTCCCGAATTTCTCGGGATTCATGTGCTTCGCAGCGCCTACGGGGCTTTGCACCCCGTTGTGATCGAGTTCGAGCGGCGGCCGAAGCAGGGACAGATTGGGACACTCGGAGAGGAGGAGTCCTAATGTTTCACGTGAAATCGTTTGTGGACATCGTGTTGCAGGCCAGTGCATGCGCATTGATGGTGTGCGCCTTCTTCCCGGCTCGACATCACATCCGCCTTCAGCTGCTCGCGGTGTTCGCCGCTTTCCTCTGCACCTTTCTCGTTCTGTACGCCTGATATGGCCCGGTTCCATTGCCGCTGCCGCCACTGTGATCGACGCAAAGTGCTGCTCGACAAGCCGGACGTGCTCGAGCAATCGGCCTATCCGCAATGCGACTGCGGCGAACGGAACTGGCGAATCGACAAATGGATGATGCAGCGGAACGCCGGCACGACGCGATGCGATTGCGCCGGCTGGTGGTTTCCACACCGCATGGGCTGCTTCTATTGCCTGCATCGAAAAGACGGCAGCGACCGGCTGCCCGGCCACCCTGATTTTTGGACGCGCGACATGACGCAAGAGCAGCACGACGCGCTTGTTGCCCGCTACCAGTCCGAATCGCTCGAAACCTTTTCGCCGCTCGAAGCGGCCGCGTAGGAGACGCAATGGCAAAGAATTCCATCGACGCATACGGCGCGCGCGGCAAGAGCAACGTGCTGTATTTCGATCCCGAAGACCTGGTGTTGATCCTCGACCCGGCCCATCCGCTGTACGACCGCCGCGTTCACCTCCCGCCCGACGAGCCGACCGTGCGCAACATCATGGCGCTCGGCGTGCTGGAAACGATCCTCATCCACAAGGATCCCGAGACGGGCGAAGTGATCGTCGTCGACGGTCGGCGGCGCGTGATCAACGCGCGCGAGGCGAACCGCCGTCTGCACGAGCTCGGGAAGGAGCCGATCCTCGTGCCGGCGCTCCCGAAGCGCGCGGACAAGAGCGGCCTCGCCGGGATGATGGCGTCCGCGAACGAGATCCGCCGGCAGGATTCGCCAATCAACCGCGCCGAGAAGATGCAGCGCATGCAGGACCTCGGCAGCGACGAGGAAACGATCGCGATTCACTTCGGCGTCGATCCGCAAACCGTGAAGCAGCAACTGCGGTTGCTCGAATGCTGCGCCGACGTGCGCAATGCGCTCGAGGCCGACCAGATCACCGTCACGGCCGCGATTCGCCTTTCGAAGATGAATCCAGACGAACAGCGCGCGAAGGTTCGCCAGTTGATCGCTGCAGCCGAGGGGAAGGCTGGCCACGCTCGCGCCCGCGCGCAGCGTGCAGTGCTGTCTGCCGGGCCGCGGATGAAGTCGAAGGCCGAGATCATCAGGGAACTAGAGCAGAGCCGTGGCGAGCGCGCCGAAGCGTTGCGCTGGGTGCTCGGCGGCGTCGCCGAGCCGGTCCAGACGGTCGATCACCGCCAGTTGACGATCGAGGAGGCCGCCTGATGTCGTTCCACCTTTCGAATCAAGCCTGGGACGTCGAGCTGCGCTCGAACCAGAAGATCGTATTGCTGGCGCTCGCGCACCTCGCGAAGCAATCGACCGGTGAATGTGCGCCGACCGTGCGCAAACTCGCGTTCATGTGTGGCTTGTCCGACAGCGGCGTGCGCGACCAGCTGAAGCTGCTCGAGGGGGCTGGCCGTGTCGAGTCGCTTACCGTCGACGGCGAACAGCGCTACCGCATCACCGTGGGGCCGCTCAAGTGATCCAGTCAGTCATCAAGCCGCGGCGCCCGAAGGCGGACGGGTGGAAGTTTATGGGGCCGGCAGCGCGCGAGGTCACGCTCGGCTACGAAGGCGAGTGCTGGTTCCATCGCGCGTCGCGCCTCTATGTGATCAGCGCGGTCGAGGTTGCGGCACCGGAAGGCGGTGTCAGCAAGGGCCCCGAGTATCACGTCAGCATTAGCCTGCAGACGATGGAAGGGCCAGCGCGCTGCACGAGCGCCGATGCGCTTTTCGTCCTGGCCGCGTTTGATCTGCTCGAAGCAGAAGAGGACAACCACGTTCCGAACGGCCGCGTGCGCAACTTCTGGCGTCCCATAGCCGACAACCTGGTCGGCCTCGAATGTGCGTGCAAGGCGGATGAGCCGGCCATCGTCGAGGACAAGGGCGATTTCGTGTGGCGAGGCGTCACCAGATGAGCGTGAAGGTCATGAACGCCGTATTCGAACGCTATCCGGTAGGTGCCGGCGAGATGCTGCTCGCGCTGGCGCTGGCCGATCACGCTGACGACGACGGCACGCACGTGTTCCCGAAGGTCGAGACTATGGCGGAGAAGACGCGCCAGTCCGTTCGCGCCGTCCAGTACCAGCTCGGGAAGATGCAGGAATGCGGCTGGCTGATCCTTGTTCGCGCGGCCCGTGGCGGCCGCAAGGGCGGCGCGCCGGCCGAGTATCGCATCAATGCCGAATGGATAAAGGGTGCAGAAATTGCACCCATTGAAGCGCGGCGCGTCGAAGGTAAAAAGGGTGAAAAATCTGCATCCAATAAGCCTGTGGATAACATTGAATTGGATGCAGATTCTGCACCCATTGGTGGCGGAAATGGGTGCAATCCAGAGCAGAAATGGGTGCAATCTGCGACGGAAATGGGTGCAAAACTCGACAAACCATATAAGGTTAACCATCAGTTAACCGTCATAGAACCATCAGCAGCAGCAACGCGCGCGACCGGCGTTGTGGATAACCCAGTTGCTGCTGCTGCCGATCAGCAAGATCCTCCCCCCGAACAACCGAATCGCGAGACCGAGCTCAGCGAATTGCTCGTCTCGCTCGAGCTCGCACGCGGCAAGCAGCTCACCATTGATCCGGCGAAGGATCGAGTCCACCTCCTCACGTGGATCGGCAAGAACCTCACCGACCTGCAGCTACGCGATGCGCATAAGGCGGCGGTGTCGGCGCGCAAGCGTGATGGCGATGACCGGCCGACGTACGTCGGTTTCGTCGCGACGTTCGTCGCATCTGCGCAGACTCCGCAGGCGGCGCCGACAGCATCGGACGGCGACTGGTACCTGACGCCCGAGGGCTGCGACGCGAAGGGCTCCGAGCTCAACGTGCCGAGCCGGAAACCCGACGAGGCGTGGCAGCGCCATCGCGTGATCGTCGCCGCGGCGGCGCGGGACCCGCGTGCAATCGAATTCGTACTCAAAGACGCGCAGCGGTTCAACGCTGTGTCCCTCTACCAGTTCGCGCGCGCGACGTTCGGCGACGCGCTCATGCCTGTGGACGACTACGCATCATGACCACGAATTCATTCCGAGCGCGGCTTGTTTCGATCATGGTTGGTGACATGGCGCTCCTCCCCGGCCAGTCGATGGTTCGTCTCGCGGCGTCCGCTTACCGGTCGGACCGAACGGCCATAACGCGCGATGAGATTGGTCGGCGCTGGGACTTGTATGGCGAAGTAACGGTGCAGCGTATCGGCCGTCAGTTCTTCTTGCTTGAACCGCCAGAGTTCGACTGTTTCCGCAGCAATGTAGCAAAGGAAAAGGCATGAACGTCAAACCGGGTGACCTGGCGATCATGGTGCGATCGGAAATTCCCGAGAACATCGGACGAATTTTCGAGGTTTTGTCATTCAACGATGCGGCATCGGACCTCTTTGGACCGACGTGGAACGTGCGCGCCGTTCGTCCGGCGAAATATGGCGACGGCCGGATGGGCACGGAAGGAGCGGCTCAGGATTGCTGCCTGCGGCCGATCAACGGCGTGCCGGTGACCGACGACATCAGCAATGAGGTGACCGCATGAAGGTCAGCGAACTTCGCGACGATCAGTTGGATTTCTGGGTCTGCCGTGCAGAGCTCGGCGAATTCGCGGGTCGTCGGCTCGACGCGATCGTTATCGCAGCCGTGAAAGCGAAGATCGGTGGCAGCTTGCCTTATCGGCCATCACGCAGCTGGTTGATCGGCGGCCCGATCATTCAGCGCCAGCGCATCAGCATAATCGAACGCGGCGATCACTGGTTCGCGGACATGCGCGGTGTGAGCGAGGTCGGAGATTCTCCTCTTGAGGCTGCGATGCGCGCCTACGTCGCGTCGAAATTTGGCGACGTCGTACCCAATGAGGAGATGCCTGCATGAAGTTCGAGCCGCCCATTTGCTGGGTCTGCCGGCGCATGGTTGACCACTTCGATGTGAACCATGAATTCATCGCCGGGCGACGGACATTCACGGCTCGATGCCACGGAGAAACGCAGGTTCAGTATCTCGACGATCGCGACCTCGAACGCCTCGGTCCGAATGGTATTTCGATCGGCTATGCGTTTGCACCGGACAGTTTGTCGGTCATCGTGCCGATCCTCGCTGACGGGGCGAAAGCATGAAGGCGACCATCCTCGCTGGCGGCGCGCTCCAGGTCACGCCGGAAACGGAACTCGAAGCGTATGCGCTTGGGCATTGGTCCCGCATGAATTTCGGCGATTGGTTCAACGCAGCCCGAGTCTCCGTGAACGTCATCGTTGATCTTTCCGGATATCCGGAAGCGAATCCGATGATTGTTGCCGTTCCTCACCTGCAGCCTGGCCACGGGCCGCAATCGTGAGCAAGGGAACCATCCGTCTTCCTCAGAGCGCGATCGCCGGCGGTCGTATTGGCACGGCTCGCGTTAGCGGGATCGCGAGTGGCCTTGGGTTGCCGGTGGCGGAAGTCGCAGCAGCGATTGCGGCCGCGCCTGCGCAACCGTCGCCAATCGAACGCATGCAGCAGCTCGGCCGGCTCCCGAAGGGCCGCATGAACAAAACCGAGGCCGCATACGCAGATGTGTTGGCAGCCCGCCTCCACGCCGGCGAGATCCTCTGGTTCCGCTTCGAAGCGCTGAAGCTGCGCCTCGCTGACAAGACCTTCATCACGATCGATTTTCCAGTCATCACCGCGGGCGGCGCGCTCGAATTCCACGAGGTGAAAGGCCGCTGGACTGACGATGCGCGCGCCAAAACGAAGATGGCCGCCGAGCAATTCCCGTTTCGATTTCTCGCGATTCAACGTGACGGCCGGCACGGCTGGCGCGTCGAAGATCTCACCGGCCGCAGCTGGTGACAACCTCAACCAGGAGCAGGAAATGACGAAGGTACGAGCGAAGTTCAAGGTAACGCAGCTGAGCCAGCGCGAGCATTGGGACAAGCAGAAAGGCCTGATCCATGACATCCAGCTGCAGCCGGTCGTGTCGGGCTCGGCCGAGAACGAGCGCTTCTATGCCGCAACGCCCGCCGGCCAGATCGCGCTGAGCACCGTGAACGACGATGCGGCACGGCTGTTCAAGCTCGGCGCCGAGGTCTACATCGATTTCTCGCTGGCCGTCGCGGATCAATGCGCTGACTGATCGCCGATTGACGCGCTGTCTCGGTGACGGCGCGTTCGTGACCTTCCGAATAGGAGCTGCTCTATATGGACCCCCTGAACAAGCCGACGCCGGAAGAGGCGCAGATGTTGATGCTCCGCGGCGTGATCGCACTGATGCCGCAGGAGGAGCAGGACGCCATCAGTGCACGCGCTGCCGAAATACGCGCCATGGTTGCCACCGATTCGAATGCGTTCCTTGCGCTCGGTCTTGTCGGTGCCGAGATCGCAGCCGGCGTCATCAAGGTGAAAGAATGAGGCTCTACCTCGCCGGCCCGATGACGGGCTATCCGGAACTGAACTTCCCGGTCTTCCGTGCCGAGGCGAAGCGCTTGCGCGCGCTCGGCTTCGAGGTCGTCAACCCGGCCGAGATCAACGCAGACATGGTATTGCCATGGCGCGAATGCATGAAGGCCGACATCCGCGAGCTGGTGACCTGCGACGGCATTGCGATGCTGGCTGGCTGGGAGCAATCGAAAGGCGCTCGCCTCGAGCACCACATCGCGCTCACGCTATCCCTGCCGATCTTCATGGCGGCAGAGCTCGTCGAGTTCATGGAGCGCCGGCAGCAATGCGCCTGACGTTCATCATCCCGCCCGAATTCACGGTCTATGGCATGCCGCAGCGCCGCCGTACGCCGTGCGTGGTCGAGCTGGACGTCACCGAGCTGATCCGCATGCGCTCGAGTGGGCCGTGGCGACGCCATCGTGCCCAGCGACGCGCACGCGCAACGGCCTTCATCGCATACGCCCGTCTCCCGGGTTGGATCGAAGCACCGGAGGGTTGGCCGCGCCGTGAGGGCGGGGCGGTTCAGCTCAGCGTGCCGTCGCACTTCAATCGGAAGGCGCCGTTCCCGGCATTCCCAGATGGCGTCGACCACATGCGGCTCACGAGCGAGGGCTGGGTATGTTGAAGCGCTCGAAGTCGCTCGAACGCAAGACGCCTATGGCGCGCTCTGGCTTCGCCAAGAAATCGAAATCACCATTCAGCTCGCTCGCGCCTGCGTCGACGCTGAAGCACCGCGCCGCGACCAAGCGCCGCATCCGCAAGCCGACCGTCGCGGAAGGCTCGAAATATCTCGCCGCATGCGCCGGTCAGCCCTGCTACCTCAACGTGATGTGCCCTTGGACGGACTGGGCCGACCCGACTGTCGTTCCGGCGCATTCGAATCAGAGCATGCATGGGAAGGGCATGGGGCTGAAGGCGAAAAACGAATTCACGCTTCCGGCATGCCTGGCATGCCACACATGGCTTGATCAGGGCGGCGCGCCGCTGGAGCGGAAGGTGGCCGCGTTCGACGCCGGCTATGCGCGATGGAAGCCTATTCGAGATCGTCGCATGGGCATTTCTGAAGGAGAGAACCACGATGCGTAAGCGGACGCCGCGACCGGGCGATTGGACGCCTGCCGACGATGCGTTGTTCGAACAGCTTTGGCGCGCCGGCGAGCCGCTGAAAAAAATGGCGGACCATTTCCCGGGACGATCTGCACACGCGTTGTCGATGCATCGTTGCCGTCTCGGATTGCCGTGTCGTGGCGGTCCAAAGGCTGTGGCCGCAGACCATCCGGTAATGCAAAAGATCTGGAAAGAGCTGAAGCGGCGGCGCGCTACCCGCATGCAGTTGGCTGAGCGGGCCGGCGTTGCGTTAAGCACCGTCGTGAAATTCGTGCAGTTGTATGAGGGAAGAATTCACGTCTGCGGATGGACTACCGGCGGGGCGCGGTCCGAGATCCTGAAAGCCGGCCCGGGAGAGAACGTGCCGAAGCCGGCGCCCAAAACCAGAAAAGAACGATGCGCTGACTGGTGGGAAAAAGCCAGGCGAGAGCGGCCGGATTATGCCGGGCACCGTGTCGCGCGCGACAGAGTACTTCGGCTCGAGAGGGAAGGAAAGCTGGTGCGCCGAGACGTTGCCGCGATCGCACTGTTCGGCGCGGCGAACGTGGGAGCACCGTCCGATGGCTGATCTCCGCCGATGGGAATACGGCGACCCGCTGAAGGTGCTTGAGCGACGCGAAGGTTCTCGATGCACCGGCTGCGCTCACGCAGTAGAACGGATAGACCCATTCGGCGGCGTGCGAATGGTGTGCAGGAAGGGCAGGAAATACGGACAACGCTGTTTGAAATATGAGGAAAACGCGAAATGACTGAAGTGATCGAGAAACTGTTCCGCACGCCCGAAGCCGCGCTGATCTTCGCGTTCAACTACAGCATGCAGCAGCAGGACCGCCCTGCGATGAACCGGATGGCGATGCCCGCCGGGCGGCGCGGTATCGGTTTGGCGGGCCTGGATGGCGCCGGCCAGGGCGGAATGATCCTGCGCGAGCTCGATCCGCTCAGCACGTCTGAAATGGCTGCGCTACTCGGCCGCTATGCGCCGCGGTCGCGTCCGTGCGCATGTGGCAGCCCGTGCTGCTCCAAATTCAAACCGAACCCGGAATGGGAAGCTGCAATCCGCCATCTCGAGCAGGAGGCCCTGTCCCTGTTCTCGGGTCACATTGTGCACTATCGACTGAGGCGCAAGCTGGTCGAGAAGTCATTGGGCATAAAGGTTGAACTGCATGGTCTAGCCCGTGAATGCGGCGTCAGCGAGAACACGGCATCCGCTCACTGGAAGATCGTCCGCGAATGGATGGAAGGCGTCTCGGGCCGGCGCAAAGGTAAGGCGAAGCGCGAGCGCAGCGAGCATGCTGATGTCGACGCGAGCGATCCGCACGTCGAGACGCGTGATGGTTTGCTTTCGCGTGCGCGCAAGCACTCCGACAGCATTCTTTCAGGCCTACCGTTCATCGGTGCTTGACACTTGCGGTTTTGGACCGCAGAATAGCCCCCAATCTGACACTGTGAATCAGTGCGCCCAAAGCCCCGCAGGCATGCCTCGCGGGGCTTTTTCTTTGCCTGTTGCCCGTGCGCTCCACTGGTAGACCGGCCGCTTCACAACCGGTATGTGCGAGAACAGATGCCGCGCGCACCGCCATGATCGAGCCCCGGTCGGAGAGATTCTGATGGCTAAACCTGCTTTGAAAGCTGAAGCGCTGAAGGTCGAGCGCGCGAAGCTCGGACAGGCCGTGATCGTCAGATCTCGTTTCGTGAAGCCCATGACTGTCGGCATCGTCATCGGATTGTACGAAGCCGATACCGACGACGTCATCGTGCAGGCATTTCCCGTTGAGCGGGAGATCATGCAGATCCCGGCGATCCCGTTCTACAGCGCTGAGCCGGACGACGATGTGCAGGCAGCGGTGTGGCCGGCGTAATCCCGTAAACGCTCACCCAGTCCGCCGATGCTCTCGATCTCTGTGCGCGCTGACTTTCAGGCGGCCGCGCGAGGGCTGAGCGCGCTGGAAAAAAAACAGGTCCCGTTTGCGACAGCGATGGCACTTACGTCGCTGGCTAAATTAGCCCAAGGCGCCGAGAAGAAGGCTCTACCGCAGGTATTCGATAGGCCAACGCCGTTCACCATCAATTCGATAGGCATAAAGGCAGCGCGTAAATCGTCGCTCGAAGCAATGGTCTTCGTGAAGGACATCGCAGCAGCCTATCTGGCTCCGTTTGAATTCGGCGGTCCCCATAAGCTGATCGGTTCTGGCCGCACGTGGCTGAACCCGAAGGACATGGCGCTGCTGAATCAATACGGCAACTTCTCGAAGGCTGCGCTCAATCGTCTGAAGTCGCGTCCAGATATCTTCATCGGCACCATTCATACCCGCAGCGGGGAGCAAATTGGCGGCGTCTGGCAACGTCCTGCGCCTACGAAGGTCGTGAGGACGACGGGCAAGAGCGCCGCCAAGGTCCGCGGGGCAAACAAGACGGGCCACCTCAAGCTGCTTGTCCGCTTCGGAGATGCACAGCCGGTCAAGCAACACCTGAACTTCGGATCGCGTGCGGAAGCTGTTGTAAAGGCTAACGCTGCAGCGGAGTTCGCCAAAGGGTTGGCGAAGGCGCTGGCAACTGCCAAGCGCAAGTGACGCTCCCGCCTTACGGAGCGCGCGGCACGTCGCACAGTTGCGGTCCGCGACGGATCTCCTCGACAGCATCCCGCAAAGCCTTGTCAGTCAAGGGTTTTCGGGGTGTTGCTCAAAAAATAGGCAAATGGGGCGGGATGCACCATGTAGGTGCGGGTCCTTCCGCCGCCCTACCGGAACGCGGGCACTGCGCGCGCCCGTTCTTCCCGTTCTTTCGAGTAAAAAAAACGCGTTACACGTTACACGGTGGTGACGCGGCGAGCGGCGCAAACCCTTATGGCAACTGGCGAAACCGGTGTAACGCGGAAAAATCGCGGCGTTACACCGAACGCGGGGAGCGTTACACCGGAGCCGATCGGCAAGGCAGCGCTTTGCGCGGCACTCGGTTGGACGCGGCCGCGTCTCGACCGCCGGCTCGACGGCGACGGCAACTTCCCGGTAGCGAAGCGAGGTACGCGCGCCGGCGGGTGGGAGTTCGATCTCGTCGCGGTGCGTGCATACCTGGCCGGCGAGCCGACGATCGAGGTTCCGATGGCGCCCACCGCGGCGCCGAAGCCGAAACAAAAGCCGAACTCTGAGGGCCGCGCCCCGATCGACTCGCGTGCCCAGATGGCCGCGCCAAAGTTCACCGTCGTGCCGCCGGCAGGAACGGAACCGGTCGTACATGCTGGCGAGCAGAGCGCGCGGCAACGACGCGACGCGGTACAGGCAGAGATTCTCGAAGACAAGCTGCGCCGCGATCGCGGCGAGCTTGTACAGGTCGAGGTAATGCGTCAGGTGCTGAACACGATGCTCGCGCACCTCGGCAAGGGGCTTGACCGTCTGTCCGACCAGGTTGTCGAGCGGTGCGGGCTGCCGGAGGAATACGCCGATCAGATCCGGGTGGTCACCGACGATCTGCGCCGCACGATGGCCGACGAGTTGCGCGTGCTTCTGGGGTAACGCGATGCTCGAGCACGAATACGCCGACCCATATCAGGTCGCGCGCGAGGCGCTCAGTTCGTTGGTGCCACCCGAGCGGCAGTCCGTAGCGGAATACGCCGTGCTGCACCGGCACCTGTCGAATCAGGGCGGCGGCTACGTCGGGCGTTGGCACCACGAGAAAGCGCCATATCTCGTCGCGCCGATGGAGACGCTCACGCGCCTCGACTACCTCACGACGGTGGTGGTCGGGCCCGGTCAGTCTGGCAAAACGGAGATCGCGCAGAACTGGTTGCTCAAGTCGGTCGCGAACGATCCGGCCGACATGCTGTGGTACATGCAGACTGATCCGGGTCTCGAGTCGTATGTGAAGAGCCGGATCAACCCGATGATCGACTCGCATCCCGAGATGGCGAGGCGTCTCGGGTCAAGGCCGATCGACGATTCGCTGCACTTCAAGCGGTTCGACGGAATGCGCGTCGAGTTCCTTTCGGCCGCACCGAACAACGTGATCAACAAGTCTGCGCCGCGGATCGTCGCTGATGAGGTGGACGCGTACGATCCGTCGCTCGGAGATATCAAGACGCTGCTCGACGTGCGGCGTCAGACGTTCCAGCGCCAGTCGATGTTGCTGGCAATGAGCCACCCGGACCGGGCGCGCGGCCTCGTTCCCGATCGGGACTGGTCGGCCGGGATCATGGCGATGTACGGCGACAGCGATCGCCGCATCTGGTATTGGCCCTGTCCGCATTGTGGTGCGTGGTCAAGCCCGGTGCCTATCGCTCCGCGGCACATGACGCTGCATTACGACGAGAACCAGTCGCTCGACGAGATCGAGAAAAACACACGTCTCCTGTGCCCCGTGAATGGCTGTCTGATCGAAGACCGGGAACGTCGTGGGATGAACGTGGCCGCGTTCCGGTCGCCATTCGGAGGCTGGATTGGCGACGGGCAGGAGATTTCGCAGGACGGTGTTGTGACGGGCGAGCTCGCTGCTCGTAAGAGTGCCGGATTCTGGATCGTTGGAACAATGTCGCCGTTCATCCTAGGGGGGATTGGTGGCCTCGCCCGCGCGAAGGTGAAGGCCGAACGCGAGCTTGAGATGAGCGGCGATGACATGGCGATTCGCCAGGTCATGGTCAAGCAGTTCGGCTTTCCATATGCGGCGGCGCGCGGTGTCGGGTCGATCGATGCAAACGTACTTGCCGAGCGAGCTGATTCGGAGCTCAAGCTCGGCACGGTGCCCGAGGGCGTGCGTTTCCTCGTGACTGCCGTTGATTGCCAGATTGCGCACTTTGAATGGCTTACGCGCGGATTCGGTGTCGATGGAGAAAGCTGGGTCATCGACAAGGGCCGCATTCCCGGCGATCCGGCGACGTCGGCTGAGGACTGGGACCAGATTATCAACCTCATCACCCGGACATATCCGCTCGCTGACGGCTCTGGTCGCGCGATGCCCGTGCGCGCGTTGGGTTTCGACAGCTACGGCCAGCCGGGCGTGACACAGCAGGCCTACGCAGCATGGCGCCGCTGGAAAAAGGCGGGACTCGCGCGCCTGATCGGAAAGATCTCCGGCCGCGATGCATGGACGGTCATACCGACGAAGGGCGCTGACAAACTCGCTGCGCCGCGATTGGCAGTCGTCTATCCCGACACGTCGCGCAAAGCGAATCGCGCAGCGTCGAGCGGCGATGTGCCGGTAGCACGTTTCAATCCGAATCTCTTTAAGGACGATCTCGCCGGGCAGTTGCAGCTTGCTGAGCCAGGCAAGCTCTATGTGCATTTCCCCCATGCGCTTCGATCGCCGGAGCAGCCGCATGTCTGGTTTGAACAGCTGACGGCTGAGACGCGGCTCAAGAACGGTGGATGGGAGAAGACTGCTGCCGGGCGCCGGAATGAGGCGCTCGACCTGATGGTGATGACCCACATGCTCGCGCAGCTGCATGGCCTTAACCGAATCTCCTGGGACAAACCACCGTCCTGGGCAAAGCCGTGGGACACGAACACCTTTCTCGTTAGCGCGGCCGGCACGGCAGTCAGCACGAGCACCGTCACTGCGCCAGCGCCATCGTCTGAACAAGGTGCACCAGTTCAAAAGAAGAAGTCTGCAGTTCACCGATATCGATAGCCATGGCCACAACCGATCTTTGCTCGCCGCTCTACGGCATGACCGACGCGCAGCTTCAGGATGCGCTCGCGGCCGCGCAAGAGGCATATCTTGACCTGCGGTCAGGGAATAAGACAGTGACGGTCTCCTATGCTCAAGGCGATGGCTCGCGCAGCGTGACTTTCCAGTCGACGAACGTCGCGGCGGTTCGCATGTTCATCGCCGAGCTGCAGGCAGCTCTCAATCCTGGCGTGCGCGTCTGCAGACGCCGTCGCATGGTGCCGCTGTTCTAATGAGCAACGCCATCACTCTCGTCGATTCGTGCGGACAGCCGCTGCGTGCTCGAGCCGATACCGGCGCGGGCCCGGGCAGTCTCGCGAATAACGTCGGCCGCGCCTTCTTCCCGTATCAGGCCGCCGACTGGCAGACGCAGGAGATGGGTGCGTGGCTGCCGTGGATTCGGTCGCCCGATGCGGAGATCAACCAGTTTCGCGACCGCATGGTCGCGCGCTCGCGCGATCAAGTTCGAAACGATGGTCGCTCGAGCGGCGGCATCACACGCATCCTCGACAACGCTGTTGGCGCGTCGCTGCGGCTGTCGGCTGCGCCAGACTATCGCGCCCTCGCAGCGATCAGCGGTGCTGCGTTCGACAACGAGTGGGCGAATGAATTTCGGCGGGCGGTGGAAGCGCGCTGGCGTCTGTTCGCAAATGACTTCGGGCGGTACAACGACGTCTCGCGGCAGCTGACTGTGTCACAGCAGTTGCGTCTTGCGTTGCGCCACAAGCTCATCGATGGCGAGGCGCTTGTCGTCAATTACTGGATGCCTGAGCGCGTCGGCCGCGGCGGCGCGCGGTATGCCACGTCATATCTGATCGTGGATCCTGATCGCCTGTCGAATCCGAACCAGATGGTCGACACGCGATACATGCGCAACGGCGTTGAGGTGGACGACGACGGTGTGCCGATTGCATATCACATCCGAAAAGCGCATCAGAACGACTGGTACAACTCGGTCGAAAGCATGATCTGGGAACGCGTCGTGCGCGAAGACGACGACGGATGGCTGCGTGTCATTCATGACTTCGAGCGCGATCGCGCCGGCCAGAATCGCGGCGTGGGCGTTTTCATCCCGGTTCTCGCACACGCGCGAATGCTGGCCCGCTATTACGGGATCGAACTTCAGGCTGCAGCTCTCGCTGCGTCGATTGGCACGTACGTGACGAGCCCGTACGACCCGTCAGAAGTGCAGGATGCTGTCGGCGGCGATCAGGAGCTCGGTTTCTATCAGGGCCTCCGGAAGGAGTGGAATGACGAGCGGCCGGCCATGTTCAACGGCGTCCGCGTGCCAGCTCTCGCACCGGGCGAAGACATCAAGGCGCTTACCTCGGATCATCCGCATAACGGCTTCACGGAGTTCGTTCATGAGATGCAGGGTTGCGTCGCTTCTGCTTTGGGAGTCTCGCTTGAGCAGGTGACGCAGGACTGGTCCAAGACAACCTATACGAGCGGTCGCTCGGCGCTGCTCGAAAGCTGGAAAACGCTCGTCCGGCGTCGGCAGGAGTTTTCCATTGGCACTGCCACGCCGATGTATGCAGTGTGGTTGCGCGAATCGATGGAGAACGGCGAGTTGCCATTGCCCGCCGGCGCGCCGGACTTCATCGAAGCGATTACGGCCTATGCGGGATGCAGTTGGCTCGGCCCCGCGCGCGGATGGGTTGATCCGGTTAAGGAACCGCAGGGCTCAATCCTGAAGATGGATGCGGCCCTCACCACCCTGAAACAGGAAGCGGCCGAACAGGGCCTCGACTGGGAAGAAGTGCTCGACCAGCGACAGATCGAAATCGCGGCGTTTCGCGAGCGCGAAATTCCGCTACCCGAATGGGGTGGTGCAGAGATCGCGACGCGCACTGACGAACCTCCACAGGAGCCGCAAGCAGCATGAGCAACTATCCGCATCTCGCCACGCGGCTATTCAACACGCCTATCGCGATCGCACCGCAGAAAGCCGAGATCGTAATGGCCGCGCTGGCGGACCGTTTCGGTATCTCGAAGCTATTCCGCGCGTCTGGCGACGTCGTCGTGCTCGCCGATGGCGGCGCGAAAGCATTCCTCGACAACGCGGGTTCAAACGGCCGAGCTGACTATCGCCCATACGAGGTGATCGCTGGCGTGGCGATCATCCCGATCGAGGGCACGCTCGTGCAGAAGCTCGGCGAAATGCGGCCGTATTCCGGTATGACCGGCTACGACGGCATCCGCGCGAACCTGAGCATGGCGATGAATGACGAAGAGGTGCGCGCTATCGTGCTCGATATCGACTCGCCAGGCGGCGAAGTCGCCGGGTGCTTCGACCTCGTCGACGCGATCTATGAGGCAAGCGGCACGAAGCCCATCTGGGCGATCCTGACCGAGCATGCATTCTCCGCGGCGTACGCGATCGCCAGCGCCGCTACGCGAATCATCGTGCCCCGCACGGGCGGCACTGGCAGCGTGGGCGTCATTTGCATGCATGTTGACTTCTCGCAAGCGTTGTCGAAAGCAGGCATCGAGGTGACGCTCATCCATTACGGCGCGAAGAAGGCCGACGGCAGCGACATGAAGCCTCTGTCGAAGGACGCCCTTGCGCGCTATCAGGCAGACGTCGACGCAATGGGCGAGCTCTTCGTCGAGACCGTCGCGCGCAATCGAAATCTTTCTCCTGCCAAGGTGCGTGCCACCGAGGCAGGAACCTTTCTGGGCGCCGCCGGCGTCGAGATCGGCTTCGCCGATGCCGTGATGGCGCCGGACGAAGCCTTTGCGTCCCTGCTCGACGAGCTGGGCTGATTCCCCCACCAACAGGGCCATCAAATGAGTAACTTGCTTCGCAATCTGACCTCGCGTGGGCTGAGTTTTGCCCACCTCGCCAAAGTTCCGGCACGCGCCGGAGACGATACGCCGCCCGCTGACGACAAGGGCGGAAAGAAGGGCAAAGCCGAAGGCGACGATCTGGACAACAACGATCAGGATCGCGAAAACGGCGATGCCAAGGGCGCAAGCGACGAAGACGATGATCCGCCTTCCAACGACGACAAGGGCGGAAAGAAGGGTAATCGAGCGGCAGACGAAAAGGATGACCCGGATGCCGACGACGATGACGACGAAGAAGAGATGCGCGGCAACAGCGCGTCGGCCAAGGCGCGTCGTCGCGAGCGCATGCGCTGCGCCACGATCATGGGCTCCGCAGCGGCTGGCAAAAACCCGGTGCTGGCTGCAAACCTCGCGTTCAACACTTCGATGACACGCAAGGAAGCGCTCGCGGTTCTCCAAGGAACGCCGGCGCCGGCGGCTGCAGCGCCCACTGCACGCCGCAATCCGCAGCTCGGCGCCGGCGGCGAGCGCGGCGTCAGTTCCCATCAGGCAATCGAGGCCAGCTGGGAAGTCGCGATGGAAAAAGCCCGGCCCAGCCGCCAGCGCTAAACGGCGGTCCTTCGTCAATCCAAATCAGAGGTAGCACATCATGAGTCAAACCCCTCTCGTCGAAGGCCGCCACGATGGTGGCTTTCTGGTCAGTGAAGCACGCGGACACCGTTCGCGCGACCGCGGCACGCTCAGCGGCGCGGTAAAGCACCAGGCCGGCACTGTGCTCGGCAAGAAGACCGGCGGTACGGCAACGGCCGCCGCCAAGGCCGGTAACACCGGCAACGGCACCTTCACGCTCGATGCGACCACGCCGGTGGTTGGAAACGCTCAAGCCGGCGTGTACGTCGTGCGCTGTACGGCTGCCGCGGCGAACGGTGGCACTTTCCGGGTCTTCGATCCGACGGGTGACGTCATCGGCGACGTCGCCGTTGGCGCGACGTTCAATGACCAGATCAAGTTCGTGATCGCCGACGGCGCCACCGATTTCGTGGTCGGCGACGAGTTCGACGTCACCGTGTCGGCGCTTTCGAAGATCTACGTGCCGCTGAGTCTGACGGCGACGGACGGTTCGCAGATTGCGGCCGGTATCTCGTTCGCGAACGTGGACGCTACGCTCGCGGACCAACCGGGCACCGTCGTGACGCGCGATTGCGAGGTCAACGGCTTCGAACTGTTCTGGCCGACCGGCGCATCCAATGCGCAGATCGCCACGGCCACCGCGCAGCTCGCGACCCTGGGAATCATCGTCCGCTGATCTCCAGAAGTACTTCTCTTCAAAGGTAAATCTCGGCCGCGCAAGCGGCCATTATTATTTCTGGGAGCCAATAATGGCCAGTTTGGACGTGTTTCATCAGGATGCGTTTTCGACCATCCAACTGACGACCGCGATCGAGAAAAAGCCGTTTCAACCGACCGGTCTCGGTGACCTCAACATCTTCGAGCCGGATCCGATCCGAACGACGGCTCTCGCGGTCGAGCAGCGTCAGGGCAAGCTCGTCGTCGTTCCGTTCAGCGAGCGTGGCCAGGAAGGCACGCAGCGCACGACCGAACAGCGTGAAGCGCGGTATTTCAAGGTGCCGCGGATCATGCATAGCGACACGCTGTATGCGAACGAGATCCAGGACATTCGCGCGTTCGGCACCGAATCGGAACTGATGCAAGTCCAGGCTGAAGTCGCGCGTCGTCTGAACGGGCCGACGGGTCTCACGAGCAACATCGAATACACGTGGGAATACCACCGGCTCGCTGCCGTGCAAGGCATGCTGCTCGACGCTGACGGTTCGGTGAAGTACAACTGGTTCGACGAGTTCGGCATCACGGCGCCGACGGAAGTGGCGTTCAACCTCGCTGCCGGTACCGCCAATAGCCTGCGGCCGATCGTCAACAACATCGTGCGGGCGATGGCGCGCAAGTCGCAAGGCGCATTTCTGCCTACGACGAAGGTCTATGCGCTGTGCGGCGACCTGTTCTACGACGAACTGACGAACCATCCGGACGTGATCCGCACGTACCTGAACTGGAGTGCCGCGCAGGAACTGCGCGACAACAGCCAGGGCGCCGCATTCGAGGCCTTCCCGTTCGCCGGCGTCATCTGGTCGAACTATCGCGGTTCGGACGACAACACGACGCTCAAGATCCCCGACGACAAGGTCAAGTTCTTCCCGGTCGGCGCCCCGGGCGTTTTCCGCGTTGCATACGCGCCGGGCGAATCGTTCGAATGGGTGAACACGCCGGGCAAGCCGATGTACGTCATTCCGATCTTCGATCGCGACCGCAATTCGTTCTGGAAGATGGAGGTGTACAGCTACCCGCTGCACATCTGCACGCGTCCCGAAGTGCTGCAGACCGGCCGCGCCGGCGCCTGATCGTGCCATTCGACTGGCGCGCCGTCACAGACAGGATGAACGGCGTGGTGATGAAGACGTTCGGCGAGGTAGAGCGGGTGCTGTTCATGCCAGCGAACGGCGATACGCCGTACGAGATCGACGGCATATTCGACGAGGCCTTCCTGGATCTGAGCATCGTTGACGGGGCTCAGGTAGCGACTGTTCAGCCGCGTCTCGGCATTCAGCTTTCCCAATTCACCATCCCCCCCGCGCAGGATGATCAGCTTCAGATCATCAGGACGGGGCTCGTGTACGTCGTGCGCGAGCCCCGGCTCGACGGGTGGGGCGGTGGTGGCCTGATGCTCAACCTCGTGAGTGGTGGCAATGGCTGAGCCAACTGGCCGGTCGGCGATGCGCAAACTGGTTGTCGCGGCGCTGCAGGCAGCAGCTGCGGCGCCGACGATCCAGTCACCGGGAGACTGGACTGTGCCGCCGGTGAAGCTGCCGGCGGTTCTTGTTCGCTGCGGCGACGAGCAGAAGACGTCGACGGGTACGAACGGCGAGACGCAGTTCAACACGGACTTTGCCATCGAAATCCGCGGCATCGTGTCCGGCACGACGGCGGAAGCCGCGCAGGATGCCCTCGAGGAGCTTGGCGCGACGATCGAAGATGTGCTTCTCCGCGATGTCGGCATTCGCGCGGTGACGCAGGACTTCCCGGTGATCGCCAGCGCCACCGAAATAAAGGCCGATGGGCGGGTGCATTTCGGGGCGATAAGCATCGCGATGCACTTCCAGATCTACGAAGCGTTCGACCCGGTTGTGACGACAGATTTGCAAGAGTTGTCGCTCACGGCCGATCTCAGAAACGTCTACGACCCGAACGGCACTTACCCCAATCCGCCATTCCCGGACGCAGTCCAGCCAGCGCCGCGAACGTCGGGGCCAGACGGCCGCGCAGAAGGCGGCTTCGATATCGAATTCCCCCAATAGGAGTGACGCATGTTCGTCAAACCCGCGCCGGGTCTGAAGATCCGCGACCCTGAACTGAAGGACCTCATTCCGGACGAAGGACGGAACGTGTCGGACGACGATCTGTATTGGCACCGCCGTTTGCGCGATGGTGACGTCGTCCTCGTCGAAAAAACCAATACGCGGGCGGCTGCATCGCCGGCGCGTGACCTTGGGAGCGAATAATCGTGACCGTTCCGTTCAAGAATATTCCTGCTGGCGACCAGATCCGCGTCCCGCTGTTCTATGCGGAGGTCGACAATAGCCAGGCGAACTCCGCGACGCAGTCGCAGCGTGCGCTTATCATTGGCCAGATCACTGCCAGCGGTACCGGCGTTGCAAATATGCCGACCATCTGCCAAGGCAAGTCCGACGCGAAGACGGTGGGCGGCCCCGGTTCAATGCTTGCACTCATGACGGCGGCGTATCGCGACAGCGATGACTTCGGCGAGGTCTGGTACCTGCCGCTCGCCGACGATGGAAGCTCAGTTGCTGCGACCGGGTCCATCAACTTCCTGACCGCTGCCACGGCGACTGGCGTCCTCTTCCTGTATCTGGGGGGGCAGCTCGTCACACAGACGGTCACGTCGTCGCTCACGCCCGCGCAGCTCGCCACGGCTCTTGCCGCAACCGTCAACGCCGCGACGGATCTGCCGGTAACGGCAGCCGTTGACGGCACGACCTCAAGCAAGGTCAACTTCACGGCGAAGAACAAGGGGCTCGCTGGCAACGACATTGACGTCAGCGTGAACTTCCGCGGCACGGCCAACGGCGAGGTGACGCCGGCCGGCCTGACCTTCACGATCGTCGCAATGAGCGGCGGCCTGGTCAATCCGTCCCTGACGACCGCTCTGGCGAATCTCGCGGACATGCCGTTCGACTTCATTGCCATGCCGTACACGGACTCGACGTCGCTCGATGCTCTCAAGTCGTTCCTGAACGACCAGAACGGACGTTGGGCATGGTCGAAGGGAATCTACGGGCACTTCTTCGCTTTTTACCGCGGGACGGTCGGCGCGCTCACGACGTTCGGTGTGACGCGTAACGATCAGCACGGCTCGGTCATGGGCTTCAACGGCTCTCCGACACCTGCATGGGTCGCAGCCGCGGACCTTTGCGGAGCTGCTGCTGTTGCATTGCGTGCGGATCCTGGCCTCCCTCTTCAGACCGTCGCGCTGTCCACGTTCCTCGCACCGCCGGTTGCATCGCGGTTCGACCTGACCGATCGCAATATGCTGCTCTTCGACGGCATTTCTACCTTCACGGTCGCCGATGATGGCACGGTCTCGATCGAAAACCTGATCACGACCTACCAGAAGAACAGCTTCGGGCAGCCTGACAACAGCTACCTGCAGGTCGAGACGTTGTTTCTGCTGATGTACGTGATCCGGCGCCTCAAGGGTGTCGTCACGAGCAAATACGCCCGCAAGAAGCTGGCAGCAAATGGCACTCGATTCGCGCCCGGTGCCAACATCGTTACGCCGAACATGATCCGCGCGGACCAGATCGCCGAGTACCAGGCGATGGAGTACGATGGGTATGTGCAGAACAGCGCCGCTTTCGCGGAAGGCCTCATCGTCGAGCAGGATTCGCAGAACCCGAACCGCGTGAACGAGCTCTGGGACGGCACGCTCATCGACGGTCTGCGAATCTTCGCGTTGCTCGCACAGTTCCGCCTGCAATAACCAGTTCCTCCACCAGCATGAGCCGCCTTCGGGCGGTATTTTTTTGTGAGCTCATAAATGTCGAATACCACGAACCGCATTGCCGGTACGGCGTATCTGACGGTGGACGGCACGACCTACACCGTCGCCGGAGACTTCGAATACGACCCGAGTTCGGTCACGCGTGAGACGCTCGCGGGTCAGTCCGGCGTCGACGGCTTCAGCGAGAAACCGAAGGCCGGCCAGATCAAGGCAACGCTGCGCGATATGGGCGGTCTTTCCCTCGCGGCGATCAACGCCATGGACGACGTCACGGTCGTCGCTGAGTTGGCCAACGGAAAGACTGTGATTGGCCGGAACATGTGGACGGTCGATCCGCAGGGTGCAAAGGCCGAAGACGCGACCGTGCCGGTCACGTGGGAAGGCCCGAGCGTCACGGAGCACTGATCGATGGAATCCACGAAGACCATCACCTTCCGCAAACCGATCACCGTAGGCACCGGCGACGGGGCGAAGACCTACGAATCGGTGACGCTGCGTGAGCCGCTTGCTGGGGATTATGAGGCGGCTGAGAAGAACGCGGGCAAATATGGATTTCTCGTCGCGCTCATCGCGCTGATCTCAGAAGTGCCGATCGACGGCGTCGATCAGATGTTCAGCAGTCAGCTCGACGAGGCCGAAGACTATTTCGCCACATTCGCTGACGGGGTGAGCGATCCCGTGCAACGCAGCGACGACGAAATGACACTGCTGCTCCAGCAGCCGGTGCAGCTGACCGAAGACAAGACGGGCCTGAACGCCGCGTCGCTCGACCTATGCGAACCGACGAACCAACAGCGGCGGAAAGCTCGGGCTGCCGGCGGTCCCTTTGCGGCGTCCGTCGCGCTGATTTCCGAAGTCGCGAAGGTGCCGAAAAAGACCGTGCGCGCGATGTGCGCTCGGGATTTCCTCACAGCGGTGGGCTATTTCAACGGTTTTCAGATCGGGCGGCGGCCGGGCTCGGACGACTGATCGCCGCCGATGCGACGCATATACCCGACGATTGGGAGCAGTGGATCGCCGATGTCGCGTATTTCTGGCGCATCGCTCCGTCCACCGTCTGGGCAATGACCTGGTCCGAAACCGAGTGGCACTTGAAAGAAGCACTGCGTATCCGCAGCGCGACTGGAACACCCAATGGCCAATAAGATTCAGTTCGTCATCACCGCCGTCGATCGGGCTACATCGACCGTGCGGAAGGTCAAAGGGTCGATCGCCAGCACGATATCGCCCGTCACGGATTTGGCGAAATCGCTAGCCTCATTGAGCCGCGAAACGGGGCTGTCGCGACTGACACGTGGTCTTCTCGGCGCCGCTCGAGCGGCAGGCTCGCTTGCTAGCAAGCTTGTCATGCGAGCAACGCCGCTCGGGCTCCTCGGCGGCCTCGGGTCGGTAGCTGGGCTCGCGGCGATCATCACCAGCTGGGGGCGCGCGGGGCAGGAACTCGACCGAACATCTGCGCTACTCGGCGTGAACACGGATGAGCTCCAGCAATACCGCGGCGTAGCGCGGCTTGCTGGCTTGTCCACAGAAAACATGGATGCGTCGCTGCAGCAGCTTGGCGACACGATGCAGGGTGCAGTCAACGGTCGCGCACCGGAAGCGCTGGCCCTCATGAGCGCATGGCGGATCGGGTTGCATAAGACGGCCGACGGAGCCATCGACACATCGCGCGCGCTGCTCGACGTGTCGAAGGCGATACAGTCGAACATGCGCGCCGGCGGCACGATTCAATCCGCCCGGCAGATCGCGCAGGCTTTCGGTGTTGAATCGCTGCTGCCGCTTCTGATGAAGGGGCCTGCCGCGATTCAGGATCTCGTGCGTGAATTCGACCGCCTCCATGCATCGATGGATGGTCAGGCGATCCGCCAGGCGGACGAGTATGCACAGAACATTTCGAAGCTGGAAATCTCGGTTGAGTCTCTGCGCAATTCTCTCGGCAATGCGTTGATCCCGGTCCTGCAGCCTGCTATTCAGTTGATGACTGAGTGGCTCGCAGTGCCAGAAAACAAGGAAAAGCTGATTCAGGGCGTTGCGGGCGCAGTGCGCTGGCTGTCCGAAGAAGTGAAAAGCTTCGATTGGGATAAGGCGAAAAAAGGTGCGAACGAGTTTTTTGACCTTATTTCGCGCTCGTACGAACTGCTGCAGAAGGTGAGTCGTACCACGTCGAGGGTCGGCGATGGATTCGAGCGGTTCGGCAACGCCTTGCGTGGCAACGGGCTCAGCACCAACGCCGAAGTTGCGGCCGGAGTCAACGGTAATACGACTGCTGCAGTTCAGTTCTTCGAGTCGCGAGGTTGGTCGCATGCGCAAGCACTCGGGATCGCAGCGAATCTGCAGGCGGAAAGCAAAGTAGATCCGACTGCGGAGGGGGACAACGGGCAGGCCTACGGGATCGCGCAGTGGCACAAGGATCGGCAGCAGGCATTCCGGAAATGGGCCGGTAACTGGATCGGCAATTCGACGCTCGAACAGCAGCTTGGGTTTGTCGATTATGAACTCCGGCAGGGCGGCGAAAAGCAGGCAGGCGCGGCTCTCGCACGCGCGGGAACACCCGAAGAGGCTGCGAGCGTCGTTTCGCGCCTATACGAACGTCCGCAAGCTGCCGACGCAGAGGCCGCTCGGCGTGCGCAACTGGCATCCAGCCTGAGCGGACTTTACGGGCCGTCTAGCGCGACCGTTGAGCCGGCCAATCAACCAGCTACCGACAACACCCAGGCGTCGCTGAGCCAGGGCGAATCGATAGTAAAAGTGGATATCCATCTGAAAGGTGCGCCGCGAGGTACGCGTACCTCGGTGAGCTCGTCGCGCAACGTTGATACAAACGTGCGTACGGGCTCGACGATGGATCTGGGAGCAGCAACATGAATATTGGTGGCGGAGCGGGGGCGGTACTTGGGACGGTGTCCGGCATCTCGAATCTCGCCAGCTCACTTGCGGCGCGCCTCGGCGGTTCGATTGGCACCTATTTCGAGCAACTGCGGCCGGCATCGTTTCGCGGCATACAGTTCGTCTCGCTCAGCGCGGACGGAACCTTCGGGCGTCGCAATGCGCTTCATGAGTACGTCAAACGTGACACGCCATGGGTCGAAGACATGGGCCGCGCATCGCGCCGCTTTCAGGTCACGGGGTATCTAGTAGGGGATGACGTCATTCAGAAGCGCGACGTCATGATCAAAATGTGCGAGACGGAGGACCCCGGCGAGCTCGTGCATCCGACGTATGGTCGCCGCACTGTCAGCCTGATGGAATTCAGGGTGATCGAGCGGTGGGACAAGGCGCGCTATTTCGAGCTGCAGTTCGATTTTGTCGAGAGTGGCGACCGGATTTTCCCGAGCGCCGCTAATGCGACCACCAGTCTTATTGCATCGGCAGTCGATGCGCTCGGTCTTTCGGCCGCTGCTGATTTTGGAGCGCGCGTGCTCAGTAGTCTGTCGTACGGCGCCGCTGTCGTCGGAATGGCGATAAATACCGCGTTGACGTGGTACACGAACGCGAAAAACATCGTTGGCGACGCCCGGAATTTGGTTCGGTTGGTGTTCAATCTGCCTGGTAACTTCGGACGCTTCGCGGGCAGCGCCACGGTGCCGACGTTCAGCAAATATCCAACCTCGCCGGCGCGCTCTTCATCACTGACCGTTGAGGATCTCATCGAGCAGGCGACGCGCGCGCGTACCGCCGTTTCGACCGCCGCCGGCGCACTGTCGATGGCAGCTGCGTCGCTAAGCTCGAGTTCTATACCTACGTTCACTGCGGCAGCACAGGATGTCGCCGCCGCAGTCCTTGCGGCCGCACCTGCGCCAGCGGACGCGATCCGTCTGTTGACATCGTTGGCCAACTTCCAACCCTCGACGATCACGACCTCCTCCGTAATCGGGACAGGCATGGCGACGATGCAGTCGGCGTGTGGCGACCTATTTCGGCGGGCGGCGATTGGCTCGGCCGCGATTGCCGCGTCTCAGTATCAGCCGACGTCAGCTGATGACGCCGCTGCCGTGCGTAATGCCTTGACGGCATTGATTGATAGCGAGATCGAGGTCGCCGGCAATCAGGGAGAAGACCAGACGTATGGCGCCTTGCGATCGCTGCGTGCTGCGGTCGTACAGGACCTGAACAAGCGTGGTGCAGCCCTGGCGTCGATCAGAACATTCAATATGAAGGCTGGTCTGCCTGCGCTCGTGCTGGCTCACCGTTTGTACCGGGACGCCGGCCGCGCCGACGAACTGGTCGCGCAGGTTAATCCTGTCCATCCCGCATTTATGCCTCTCTCCTTCCGGGCACTCTCGTCCTGACGATGGCAGACGATCTGAGTTTGATCATGGACGGCTCGCGCGTGTCCGGCTGGACGAAGATCCGAGTCACGCGAGGCGTCGAGAGGTTGCCAAGCGATTTCGAAATCGAGATGACCGATCTGTATCCCGGAGATCTCACGCAGATCAGTGCGATTCCGGGCCAGAGCTGTCAGCTTGCCATCGGCGACGATGTCGTAATCACTGGCTATGTTGACCGCGTGCGGCCGGGCATAAGCCGTGACCACCATCGCATTGCAGTGGTCGGCCGAGGCAAATGTGAAGACCTCGTCGACTGCAGCGCTGAGTGGGAAGGTGGCCAGATTAGCGGCTCAAATGCGTTGCAGATCGCCCAGAAGCTAGCGTTGCCATATGGCATTTCCGTCACGAGCGATGGAAACAACGGACCTAGCATTCCCCAGTTCAATCTGATGATCGGCGAGACCGCTTTCGATGTCATCGAGCGGATCGCGCGCTATGCCGGCGTCCTCGCATATGACCTGCCAGATGGAAATTTGCGATTAGCTCGCGCTGGCATCGATTCGCACACGTCTGGATTCACCGAAGGGCAGAACGTCGAAGATGCAGATTTTGAATGGGGTGCAGACCTTCGGTACTCCGAGATCGATTGCTATCTGCTCACCATGCAAACGATGGGCGACGCTGGTGTCAACCTAGTTCCCGTGGCCACGGCGAAAGATGCGACGGTCAGCCGCCACAGAAAGCTGTACATCGTCTCAGAGCAGGTCCAGGCCGGCCGCAACATCGCCCAGGAACGGGCAAATTGGGAGGCAGCGCGCCGTGCCGGGCGATCTCAGGCGATTCGCATCGTGACCGACAGTTGGCGCGACGGGGATGGCATGTTGTGGACCCCAAACGTACTGGTACCCGTGACGCTGCCGTCTCTGAAAATTCCAGAAGAAACGTTCCTGCTGATTTCCGAAGTGACTTATACCCTTGACGAACACGGCACTCACGCGGAGCTGCTGTTGATGCCGCCCGATGCATTCAAGCCGGAGCCTACAATCCTGCAGCCACTTTCTCCGGACGTCGTGCTCGGCGCTCCGAACGCACCATGAGAGGCTATATCGACCGAACGGCGCGCCGCGTAATGAGCGCTCTTGCACGCGGTCTGGTGAAGGTGGTCAACGATAGCGGCGGAATTCAGTTCATGCAGGTGAAGTTCAACCCGCTGCAGACGAACGACAATTTGCCGCGCTGCGCTGAGTATGGATTCACATCGAATCCGCCCGAAGACTCGGATGCCGTAGTCGCGTTCGCCGGCGGCGATCGCTCAAACGGGGTTGTGATCGCGACCGGCAATGCGAAATACCGCCTGACTCAGCTTGCGACCGGTGAAGTAGCGATCCACGACAACATCGGGCAGTCCGTGTATCTCACGGCGGCTGGGATCGTGATAAATGGCGGAGGAAATCCGCTGACTATCACCAATACGCAAAAGATTCGCGCTGAAACAGCGTTGCTCGAGTGCACAGGTGACATAGTCGACAATTGCGATACAACGGGACGCAGCATGGCCGCTGACCGGATCATCTTCGACGGCCATACCCACGACATTAAGGAAGTGCAGGGCGGCGGCAGCACTATCACCTCCGAAGTGCCGACGCAACAGGAGTAACCGATGCCGGATATTTCTCTCATCTGGGACGTCGACAACAGCCGCGGCGATTGGCAGCTTGTCGGGCCCGTTCTTGCGATGGGAAACGATCTCGCGAGCGCGGTGCTGATCAGTCTGTTCACGGATCGCACAGCGAATCCCGACGACGTAATTCCGGATGGTACCGATGACGCACGCGGATGGTGGGGCGATCTTGGTGAGGACCGCCCGATTGGTTCGCGGTTGTGGTTGCTGTCACGTGCGAAACAGACGCAGGAGACGCTGAACAACGCAGTCGACTATGCGAAAGAGTCGCTCGAGTGGTTCATCGACGACGGCGTGGCGGCACGTATCGACGTATTTGCGCAATGGGTTCGCACATCATTTCTTGGCCTGCAGGTCATTTTCTACAATCAAGACGGCACCATGAAAGCTGCCCTTAGCTACGCATGGGCCTGGAACCAGATCGCCTGACATGCCATACGCACGAAAAACACTCGCTCAGCTCCGCGCCGATGCGATGGCCGACATCGCGGCCGCGCTGGAAGGATCTGACCCATTACTGCGTAATGCGGCGCTGAAGATCATCGGCGTTGTGCTCGCTGGTATGACCAACGAGGAATACGGATACCTCGATTGGATCGCAAAACAGACTAACCCTTTCACGGCAGAAGATGAATATCTCGAGGCGTGGGGTGCACTGAAGAAGGTATTTCGCAAGGATGCCAGCGCAGCTAGTGTGTCGGTGGCTTTCACAGGTATTGCCGGAAGGCAACTCGATGCTGATGTGCCCGTAGTTCGCGGTGATGGCGTTACCTATACGACCGTAGCGACTGGGGTTGTGGTTGGGACGACCGTCTCAGTAGCCATCGTTGCCGACGTCGCGGGCGCGGCTGGGAACGCTGATGCAGGAACAGTCGTATCTCTCGGCGTCGCCGTCGATGGAATTCAATCGAGTGGCGTTGTCCTTGGCACGGTGTCGTCCGGTGCCGATATCGAAGATCAGGAAGAGTATCGAGCTCGCGTTCTATACGCTTATCAGAACCCTGCACAAGGTGGTGATCGGGCTGATTACGTGAGCTGGGCACTGGGCGTGGCCGGCGTTACGAGAGCATGGTGTGCGCCGAATGCATTCGGCGCCGGAACGGTTGTCGTCTATATCATGATGGACGATGCACAAGCAGCGCACGGAGGATTTCCGCAGGGCACAAACGGCGTGTCCCAATTTGATCAGGGGCCGGGTGGCCTCCCACGAGATAATCCGGCGACAGGTGATCAGTTGGTCGTTGCTGACGCTTTGGTGAGTCTCGAGCCGGTGACGGCGCTTGTGTATATATGCGCGCCGATCAGCAATATTTTGTCATTCCAGATAAGCGGCCTGAGTACCGCATCGACCGCTACTCGTAATGCAATTGCATCGGAGATCAGAAACGTCCTATTCCGCAGCGGTGATCCGCGCGGTGGGACCGTCAACAGATCGGACCTCAACTCCGCGATTGGTGCCATTCCGGCGACAGCAGGATTCGTCATCGAAGCAATTACCGGCGTTGTCGATGGCGTGACCACGTCGTATCCCGACAACATAACCGGTAGCTTCGGCTCGCTGCCAGTACTTGGAACGGTCGATTACATTTGAACGCTTATGTACGCTCCCGATTTGACCGCTGCCGACTATCTTGCTGCCTTGCAGGCATTGATGCCTCGCGGCCGTGTTTGGCCTCGCGATCAAGATGCTATCCAGACGAAAACTCTGGCAGGATGTGCTCCGAGTTTCGCAAGGCACGCTGCTCGCTCTAAAAACCTGATTACTGATGGTTTCCCGGAATCAGCCTATGAACTGCTTCCGGAATGGGAGTCAGCGCTGGGACTGCCTGATCCGTGCGCTGGGGCAGCGCCAACCGTTCAGCAACGTCGGGCGCAAGTAATCGCGCGATTGACTGCCACCGGCGGCCAATCCATTGACTATTTCGTTGAGTTTGCGAGAAACCTCGGATATAGCATCTCGATCGAGAATAATGCGGCGGCTAGAGCTGGTTGGTCGCGATGTGGCGATCCCTGCAATTCAGAATCATGGGCCCATGCGTGGTCGATCATCGCGCCTACGAATACGATCACCAGAGCGCGCGCCGGGCAATCGGCAGCGGGTGAACCACTGGCGACATGGGGGAATGACGTTCTCGAATGCGAACTCAATGCGTTGAGTCCGGCGCACACCATCCTCAAGTTCTCGTATCAGACGGAGATATTCGATAACTCCGTCGTGACGCATGATGATCGACCCGTTGTGCTCGGCGACGGATCTTCTGTGGTAGTGGGATATTAAACCTGAGGTAAATCATGTATCAGATTGACGCTCCCGGAGCAGCGACTTCTTTGCCGACACCGAAGCCGGCTGGTACTCCCGGCTATTTCACCGGAGGCAATCCGGCTACGGGGACGCCGGCGACGATCCTGGATGAGGATTGGTTCAATGCAGTCATGATTGAACTGATCAACGTCGTCGAGGCCGCTGGTCTCTCGCTCGAGAAAACTGACAATACGCAGTTGCTCCAGGCCCTGCAGAAGCTCAGCCTGCCTCAGGCAGGTGTTTCATGCTTCTCGGTCAAACAGCTGACTGCCCAGGCATTCAGTGCTGGGGTGCCGTCGACCGTGAACTTTCAGGCCAAGCAGTTCGACGACCTGAACGAATTCAGCCTGGTAAGCGGGTTATTCGTCGCGACAAATCCCGGCTTCTACAACTTCAACGCATCGATTCACGGAACCTCCAACAGCACGGCGAACAGGATCCTTGACCTGTACGTGAACAACCTGCCACGTGTTCGAATGCAGGAAGCTGATGGTTCTGTTCTGAGCTCGTCGCTCGCGGGATCTTCGGGCCCCGTGCAGCTTGCAGCTGGTGATAACGTACGCGTCGTCTATTCGACATCAGTTGCGGACACACTCGATACTGGTGCCCCACTCACATACTTTTCCGGCGTGCGGGTCAAGTAGCAGCATTCGTTGATTACTTGCATGGAGCCACTCTCTCGGGTGGCTTTTTTGTTTCTGGCGCCAAGCGCCATCGATTTGGATATGACCTCCCATGACGACTGGTGTTGGTAAACAGCTCAAAGATTTCGACCCAGCGGCAGGCGCATCGGATTCGGACATCTTCTACTCGGCGCAGGCTGGCCTCGAGAAGAAGATGACTGCTGCGCAGCTGGCGGTTTACATGCAGGGCAAGGTCATCCAGAACAAGAATGTCGAGACGTTCATTTCGGGTGATGGCGTGACGCCCGGCACGTTTCTTCCTGGCGGAGCGTCGATCACTCTGGCGAATGGCTATGGGTCGATCAACAACATTGATGTCTTCGCCGACGCAGCGCCGCAGCTCGACTGCACGCTGACCGGGAATGTGCTCAGCTTTCCGAATGGAGGTATCCCGAACGTTTCGAAGATCACCATCAAGGGCGCGCTGACCGTGCCGGTGGGTGCTATCGGCACCGGCGCGGTGGGTGATGCGCAGCTGGCGAACGGATCTCGAATTTTCTATATCAACAAGAATACGCAACTTACACCCGATTATTACGAATGCGTTGCTGATTGGAACGGTGTGACAGGGAGCGATAATACGCTGAATTTTCAGCGGCTCGTCAACGACATTGCTGCGATCGGAGGCGGAGAGATCGACCTCGGGGCCGGCGGGTTTTTCGCGCTGAAGAATCTTGTCATCCCGGATGGTGTCCGGATCTACGGCCGCGGCCGCTATAGATCGGGGCTGGTGACTCTCAATGTCGCTGGTACGGGGACTCTGAACGGCGGCGTATTTCAGGTTGGAAACTCGTCGAAGCTCAGCGAAATGACGATCAGCTCGGCGACACCGATGACCGGTGGGGCGCTCGTCCTTCTGATGGGCAACCTCGCTGAAATCAGTGACTTCCAGATGACGAACTATTACACAGGTATCGTCGCCGGCACGCCATCGCTTGAAGTCGTCGGGGCTAAGGTGGCCGACGGCAACATGTTCAATCCGTCGTTGACGCTCGGGGGATGCGCGATCATCGCAGCGAACTTCGGGAACATGCTCATCGATAGCGTCATCGGTGCCGGCCCTGCGTCAGGTATTCAGCCGTTCGGCGGGCTGCGAGTCATCAACGGCGACACCCTGTTTTCCTCGCGGGTGAACTTCACCAAGCACGGTGCAGCACTCCTGATGGACCCCGCTGCCGGACAGAATATCTATTCTGCGGTTTTTTCAGACAGTGATTTCGACAGTGCTTATGGACAAGCGTCCGGGCAAATTGCCCCAGTCGGCGGGGGTGTCTGGGGCGCAAAATTCTCGGATTGCTGGTTTGGCCTGGGCAATCAGGACGGCCTTCTGATTACGGATTCAGGAGGCGGTACGGTGGACGGTGTCGGTCTTTCGAACTGCGAGTTTCCGAGCAACGGCGCATGTGGGCTCGATGTATCTGGTCCGAATGTGATGAACGTCATCGTGACCGGCGGTTGGGCTGCGGGGAATGCGCTGGACGGCTATCGGTTCACAAATGGAACGACGAAATTCCGGCTTGTCGGGGCTTGTGGTGGGCCGTGCTCTGGGCGTGGCCCAAATGGCGGATATGGGGCTCGCGTAATCGGTGGGCCGAGTAACCGTTACATAATCGAAAGCAATGATCTGACCGGCAACACAACCGGAGCGTTGCTCGACGGCGGAACGGGCAGTAGCAAGATCGTCGGAAACAACCTACTTTCGTAACCCCAAAAATGAAACGACTCCTCATCGCACTTATTGCCGGGGCAATTTCGGTTGCCTCCACCGCCGCAACGTACGTTCCGGTCCAGTTGCTAAATCCGCTCGGGTCAACGAGCGGTCAAGCGATCGTATCGACAGGGGCGTCGTCGTCGCCGGCGTGGTCCTCGATCGTCGATTCGGTTGTGGCCGGCGCCGGGGTCGCAGTCAGCGGCACCACCGGCAACGTCACCATATCGGTTGCGACTAATGGTGTCGCACTTAGCCAGATCGCTCAGCAGGCCGCGAACTCCGTGCTCGCAAATGCGACGAGCTCGACGGGCAACGTGACCGCATTCACGATGCCGAGCTGCAGCAGCTCGGCAAACGCGCTGCAATGGGGGAGCGGGAGCGGATTTGCGTGCAACTCGAGCATCAATGCGGCGAGCCTCGGTGGCACCGCGGCCGCATCCTATGCTCTGCTCGCCTCGCCGTCGCTCACCGGCACGCCGACGGCGCCGACCGCGACCACCGGCACGAACACGACGCAGCTCGCGACGACGGCGTTCGTCAACAGCTCGATCACGGCAGCAACCGGACGACTGCTGAATGTGCAGGTTTTCAGCACGCCGGGCAGCTACACCTACACGCAGACCACTGGCACGACGAGGGTCTTGGTGCGTGTGCAGGGCGCTGGCGGGGGTGGGGGCGGCTGTTCCCCGACAAGCTCGTCGCAGGCATCCGTCGGCGGCCCTGGTGCCGCTGGCGGGTATTCCGAAAGCTATATCACCAGCGGATACAGCGGCGTCACCGTGACGGTAGGGGCAGCTGGTACCGCAGGCGCAGTATCGAGCAATGGCGGTAACGGGGGGAGCTCTTCGTTTGGCTCGCTTGTCACTGCGAATGGCGGGTCGGGCGGCGCAGCTGGTGCCGCGAGCAGCGTCCCGTACTCGGTCGCAGGTTCCGCGGGCGGAAGCGCGTCTGGCGGGAGCGTTCTGAATGTCGCAGGAGCGGGAAGCTCTCCCACGGCGGTTGCATCGACGGCTATTGTGTCGTCACTTCCGGGCACGTATAGCGTCCTCGGAGGGGGCGCGACAGCGCGCGTCACCACTACTACCGTTACGGGAACGGCTGCAACCGGCTATGGCGCGGGCGGGAGTGGGTGTGCAAACGCTGCAAGTCAAGCTTCGGGCAATACCGGCGGCGCGGGCAGCGGCGGAATCGTCGCGGTCTATGAGCTGAATTGAGAATTCAGCATCCACTCGTTGGGGCAAATGGTAATATCGCGCTTCCGAAAAGCTATTTTGGAGGCGGTTCTTGAAAGCCGAGTTTCCCTGTCCAGTTTGTGACTCAGCGTATACGCTGCACGTCCAGGACGTCATCGGGCGCCGCACCAGAAAAGCTTACCCTCAATGGTTCTGCATGGATTGCCTGAGCTTCTTCCACAGGACGGGATATGTGGAGGGCCCGGAGCAGCAGTTGAAAGACTTCGAATTCCTGTTTGCGGATAGGGAAAATCACTACGCGCTGCAGAGCCAGTTGGTGCTAGAGCTTACAACTCTCGTGCCGGGTGTGCGGACGGTTCTGGAGATCGGCCATGGGGCTGGATTTTTCCTCAAGGCGTGCACCGACTACGGATTGACGGCTACAGGCTTCGAAGTGAATCCGCACTGCCATCGGTTCGCCATCGAGCACCTCAAGGTAGATAGCCGCCTCGGAATGTTTGACGAGAGTCACGATCAGCGGTATGACCTGATCGCAGCGATTCAGGTATTCGAGCACCTCGAAAACCCGCGCGATCTTTTCTCGCTGATGCGGCGGCATCTTAATCGAGACGGAGCAATCTACATCAGTGTTCCATTTGTTGAACGGAATCAGTGGAAATTCCTCTGGAACGCCGATCGGCTTGACGATAAGCACCCCGCTGATGTGTTCTCGCATAATGACGTCCATATCACGAACTTCAGCGTGGAGGGAATGAAGCACATGGGGATGAGTCTAGGCGCGCGAAGTGCCGAGTACTTCATTTCGAAGGATGTTTATAGGAATTCTCCAGGTTCCTATCACGGAGTACTGTTCAGGTTCTAGAAGTATTGAATCAGCGAGAAACCGCCGTCAGGCGGTTTTTTTTCGCCTATAAGCCGAGCCGCCTACGGGCGGTTTTTCATTTCCGGGGGATGAATGTCGGACAACGCATCGGGGAACGCGCGCGTCGAAGAGCGGTTCCGAGCAGGAGAGAAGCGCTTTTCAAGGCTCGAGCGGCGCATCGACGCCAGCGACGAAGCCGTGAAGGAGCACCTTCAACAGCAGGACGAGAAGATCGATACCCTCGTCGCCGAAATGGCAGACCTTAGAGCGGACACAAAATCGATTCAGGCGAATACGCAATCCATGGTGGACACATGGGAGGGCGGTGCGCGCGCTGTGCGCGCGTTGTGCCGCCTCGCTGATGCGTGGCGCTTTCTCGTTCGGCACGTCGCCGGTCCGACGATTGCGGGAATCACGATCGGCGTGATCGTCTATCGCTACATACGACACGAACCCATTCCCGATTGGGCGAACGCGGTCGTGAAGCTTCTTCTGGGATGAGCATGACACCACAAACCCTTGCAGCTGCGCTACAGATCCCGGTCGCGCGCGCGACGCAATGGGCAGACCCTCTGTCCGCCGCGATGGCGCTATATGCGATCGACTCGCCTGCCCGCCAGGCCGCGTTTCTCGCGCAGTGCGGACACGAATCGGGCCGCTTCCAGTGGCTGAGAGAGATCTGGGGGCCGACGCCGACGCAGCTCACCTATGAGCCGCCATCCGCAAAAGCGACGGCGCTGGGAAATACGCAGCCCGGTGATGGATTCAAGTTTCGCGCTGGCGGCCTGATTGGCATCACCGGTCGCTACAACTTCCGCGTGATGGGTCAGAAGATCGGCATCGACCTTGAGGACAACCCGGACCAGATTTCGCAGCCCAGCATCGCCGCCGAAGTTTCGGCGCAATTCTGGACCGACAACGCGTTGAATGCTTTCGCCGATGCCGGCGACCTCCTCTCGATCAGCCGTGCGATCAACATCGGCAACCCCCGATCGAAGGGCACGCCGAATGGCATGGCCGACCGCCTGGCGCTCTGGGATTCCTGCAGGGCTGCGCTCGGCCTCGCAATTTAACCCGCCGCACCCCGCGGCATTTCAGGAGAAAACCCACATGAACCCGTGGATGAAGTTCATCGCAGCTGTCCTGCTGTTCAGCGCCTGGCTCGCGCTGGTCCTGCTGCATTACGTGCCGCCCCAGTCGTTTGTCGATGCGGTCGGTTACACGCTGGCCGGCCTCGGTGTCTATCACGCAACGGCCGGTTCGGCCGGGCCGAATGTGACCGCACTGACGGGAACGGCCGTACTCGGTGCAGCCGAACTGGACAAGCCTGCATCGCCGCCGGCGGCGGTCTCCGTTTCCGGGACCGTATCGGCGGTGCCGGCACCGCCGATGCCGCAGGCGGCCCCGGCGCCGACGATCCAGTGATCCGCGCTGCGATCGCGGTATCCGCGTGTCTCGCGCTCGCTGGCTGCGATTCGCTCCGATATGCCGGCATCGCTCGATACGAGGTATCGCCGCTCGTCGACGCGACTGGCGCGCCGGCCGGCTGCTGCGTGCTGCGTGTCTGGAACGGTAAGCAGATGGCGACCGTCGAGGCGACGTTTGTGCATCAGTCCGACAACAGCTATTCCATCTCGCTCCGCGAAACCGACGTCGAAGCATTCGCAGGGCAAGCAACCGCCGCGTCCGCGGCATCCGATGTCGTCGGCGCGGCCACGGCCGCCGCAGTGACGGCGCTCAAGACCCTCAAGTAAGGAAATCCCATGAAGCGTTTTTCGATGCTGCTCGCGGCAGGCATTGTCGCGTCCGTTTCCATCCTCGTCGGCTGCAGCTCGGCGCCCGCGCTCACGTTCCAACAGCAGGTGGCGATTGCTTGCGGCGCGGCGAATGGCGAGATCGCCATTCTGAAGGCCGACGGCGTGTTCACCGGCGGCGCGGCCACCATGTTGGACGACACTGTGCAGCCGGCCATCGCCAAGGTGTGCGCGGTCGGCGCGACCATCACCACGCCGGACCTGCAGACGATCGTCAACGCTACGTTGCCCGCGCTTAAGGCGCTGGTCGACGCGTCGTCGCTGCCGAACAAGGCAGCGGCCGATGCCGCGATCGATACGGCGGTCCTTGCGTTCAATGTGGCGATCTCGATGAACCAGGCAGTCGCAGCGCCGCCGGCGGCCGCGTCCACTCCGCTCGCGGGGAGCGCACTGTGAAACCTATCCGCGTCGCGCTGAGCGGCAGCGGCTTTCGGCTGGGAGCCCATCTCGGCGCCCTGCAGGCGATCGAGGAGGCCGGTTACACGATCGTGGAGCTCGCGGGGACGTCTGGCGGCTCCATTGTCGCCAGTCTGTATGCGAGCGGCCTGCCGCTCGACGTGATGCGGCAGATGCTGATGGAGGTCGACTGGTCGCGGATGATGAGCTTTTCGCTGTGGACGCTGATCCGTCGCCAGGCTCTGTGCAGCGGGGAAGCCCTGCGCGGGTATCTGACCAGAGTCACCAGCGGCAAAACGTTCGCGGAACTCGAAATCGACCTGAAAGTAATCGCGACGGATCTTCTCAGCGAACGCGAGTTCCAGTTCTCTCGCGCGTCGACGCCCGACGTACCGATCGCGATGGCGGCGTGCGCGAGCGCGTCAATCCCGATTGTGTTCGCTCCGGTCGCGGTGGCAGGCGGCTTGTTCGTGGACGGCGGCATGTGCGACAACATGCCGGTGAGCGATCTGACGGTGGACGAGGTGCCGCGGGTCGGGATCTTTCTTGAGTCCGACGATTCGCCGCTGCTGCCTGGCCGGTATGGGTTCACAACCCTGGCACCACGGATGATCGACGTGATGCTCGCCTCGAACGAGGCCGCGCATTTTGCTTTCGATCAGCTTATGGGAGCGACATTCGTGCGCGTGCAGACCGGCTATGCCAGTTCGTTCGACCGCCGCATGCCAGTCGCGACGCGCCAGCGCCTGTATGACGACGGCTATGCCGCGACGAAGCTAGCCCTCGGCGAACCGAGCTTCGTCCTGGAGAATCAGGCGTAG